AATTCTGTCATGTGAGAGTGAAGAATGACTTTTCATACGGTTGTAGCAAATATCCATCATATTATTCTGAAAGAACACAGATAAACCTTTATGTAGCAATCTCTGCTCTTTGACATATCCTACTGCAAAACTGATAAATGCCTTCGCCGTAGGTTTATCTAGTCCCCATTCATCTATTTTGTGGGTTAATCTCGTGACATATCGCCATTGATAAGTCTTTTGAGGATTTGTATTCTTTGGGAATGATAACTTAATGCCATGTGCTGCAAACGCTTCTTGGCACCATTGCCATGTGCGTAATGTAGTTGTAGGAGATTCTAGTATTTGAGTCATTGTACTTTCCTTGTGACCACACTCCAATACTAGAGAACACTCATGGCGAAATCAGTAAAAAACGATGTCAAGAAACCTCAAGAAGTCGCTGGCGAGGATGCATCACAAAAAGATGCACAAGTAGAGTTTGAACAGCGATTCGATCTCTTTATGACTGGATTCCGCACAGTTTGTGAAGAGGCCAAAGTACCCATTGCAATCGCCATTGTTTTAGACCCAGAGCACCCATCAACGCCGTTTATTTACAATCACGGCCATATATACGATCAAGCATGCATATTAGCTAAAATGCTACGCGATCTTAAACACAAGATCAATGAAGATATATCTTCCTAGGCAGGCACGTCGACGAATAGCTTAGCGATTCTGCTGCGCAATGGGCAAGTTGGTAGTGCATCGTAGCACTCTAACAATATTTTGCCAATTGGATTATACTTATCAATCTCTAATCTATGCACAAATAAATCTAAAGATGGAGGGCACCGTAAGCTTATAAACGATTGCCCCCACGCTTTGTTTATCTGGCTTATCACAGGACGAACTAACAAGTCAGAAGAATCGCCATACGTGCCGCGAATTGCACCTTCTACAGATGCCAGCACTTTATTTTTAGTAGTGCAGATATATGCTTTTGTTGGATCTTGGTCAAAAACAATCAACCAAAGTGGAATGACTTTATCCAGCAAATCACATTGTTTGGCTGCTGATTCCACCGGTTGTTCTTCTTTCAATATCATCGTCGTCAAGTGCGACCCAATAGATCTCTATCGTATCAGAATCTTCTAACGTTTCGAATTTATGCCATACGCGTGGCGGTACATCAGTACACATGCCAGCAGTTAAGACAATTTCGTCTGTGACGTCATTATCACGAAAAATCGTAACCTTCATTTTCCCCCGAAGCACAAACAATCGAGAGAATTTGCAATTGTGATAGTGCTCTGAACAATAGCCACGTGCAGTCGAAAGCAATCTATTAACATCAACATTGTTGAAATTGAATATGCTTTGTGTAGTTCCCCACACTTTACCTAAAACAGGACCTACCGGTATGTGCATGATTTATTCTCTAGATTCGTGATTTCTCGTAGAAGAATTTCACATTTCGACTACCTTCTACGATAATCTCATTTATTCCAACACCAGTTTTATCTTCTGGATCGGCAAGCTGATTGGTTTGAAGAATGTTATTAGCCGGATCGAACAAATCAACGTACGAAACCCCGTCGACATTTGATGCAGCTTCAATGATATCCGACACGTACAGCGGCTGACCGAGGTCTCTATTATTTACATTGAAAAAATCATCTAAAGCCGCATTGACGTTTGTGCGAACTACAGATGCATCAGCATTTCTATTAACTACGACAGTCATATCGATAGAAATCGATTTTATTGCACCATCTAGGACGCTGACTGTATCTGTGAGCACATTATACTCATCGACATATGTGGATACGGCTTGTTTTAATCCCAGACTAGGAGTAACGAGACCATCCTCACCATATGCTAATATATAAAGCTCAACAAGATTTGCATTTAAATCTGTACGAATAGTCGCCACAGCCTTTGCGACAGACCCATAGACTGGACTCGAAAAACTACTGATGACTTGTGCATAATCAGAGGCAGTTGTAATGCTGGCTGGCCTATCGGACGCAAAAGCTCTGACTGCAAAATCTCGCGGTGCTCGTTTTTTCGCTTGCTCTAATGTCTCACGATCTGTGCCACCAGAGCTTGAAACAAGATTTCTAAAAGTGACCTGTACTGGAGCGGTTGCACTCGATGGCGAAGACGGCAATATCGATCTAGATTCATTTATCGCATAGCTACCTATTCTTCCTCTTACACCACCTCCAACTCTATAATTAACATCTATTTCTTGCCCCGCAAGAGGAGCTTTACCGTTTATGTCGTCGCCAAATAATAATTCAATGCGATCTGTGTAGAAAGTCACATTGACAACTTCAGCATCGGCATCATAAGTTTCAAGCGGATCTGTGGTGACTCTCCATGACGTTGATGTATCACCAGTATAGACATCTACTGTGATTGGCTCCTGCAATATATTAGACGCTTTTATTGTGTATGTCTGATTTGGGCCTCCAGGACTATACAGTTTAGCTGGTCCAGCAAATCGACCTTCTATACCATATCCTATAACACCGCGCTTGCCAGCAGGAATTGTAATTGTGCTGGTAAAGTCACCTGGTGCTCTGAATAGTTCATAGTATAGTGGCTGCCCGTCTGGGCCAGTAATAGTAAATCTTGCGCCTGCATCAATATCAAGACTTATAGTGAGTGCTGTTTGCACCGATACTTCAATATCGACAACAGCTGGCGTCTGTGGCTTTACAGTCTGATTAATTAAAGCTAAATGCTCTATAAGCGCAGCTTCAGTTTGACATGTCGGAAGAAAAGCTTCGTTCGACAATAAATCTGATCGCAGACTCAATTTGGCCACATTGTTAGCCTGAGTCTCTATCAACATCATTATTCCGCTGTGTGCGACCCAATCATTAAAGTCATTTGGATAGTAGGTTCTGATATACTCAATAATAGCACGTCTTGATGTATCAAAATCCAATGCACTAAAATCAATACGGCGTAATTTAGCCGGTGGCAGCATTACGCTGAATTCATCTGGCGACAGAGGCAACTCAAACATTGTGTTTTCTAATTCATCACTCATGTCGCGACTCCTGGCGCTGGTATTGATGTATCCAGCAAAAATTGTTCAGTTGGAGCATAACTCATATTCCCAGATACCGTAACCTTAAGCAATAAATCTGCAGGTACAGCCGCTAATTGTACATCGACATTGATCAGTCGTGGTTCATTATCATTTATCGCAGAAATGATATTGGACCGCAAGTCAGACATAACCCTGTCTGTCATAGGCTCAAACACGGTTGAACGAAGTGTCGTCCCAAATGTAGGTCGATGAACACGTTCTCCCGGAATAGTGAATAACAATTGCAATATATCATTTTTAATAAGACGCATATCGACCTGTCGTGGCAATATGCCACGATAACGATTTGGTTCGGTGTTCGACGGATTTGTATTTGCGGTTGTCTGCACAGCCGAAAGAAACGGCGGATTAAACCCATAATATGTTTCTTTACTCATGCTGCACCTCTCACTTTCATTACTTTATCATTAGTGCTCGTCATGATTATCCGTCTCAGGTAGCAATTAGTACATCTGGCCATATACGCTACATCTTTTGATTACTACATCCATCTATCTCACCATTTGAGCAACAGCCAATATTTGGTTTTCCAAACTTGATGCCAATGCTGCTTGTACGTTTGCTCTTTCAACTAAAATGGTACTCTCTGCTGCAAATTCCGCTAACTTAATACGTAAAGAATCTAAAACATTTTGTAGCGACGGATCGTGCTGAATCAGTTGAATAAGTGCATCTATCGCTTTCTGAGTCTCGTTTATATTCTTTTGATTCTCAGCAATTGCTGTCTCTATATCCATTCTGTCCTGTATTACTACACTCAATTCAGCATTGAGTGTAGTAAATTGAGTATCGGCGGATTTGTTGATTGTCTCTATATCAGCTTGTGATACTCCAAGAGATGCTAAATCGAGTACATTGGTGTCATGCCGTACTTCCAATGAATCCGATACCAACATGGGTTGCAATGTCGATTCTTGAGATGTTACAAACTCAAGTACCTGTCCAACTTCAAATTGTTTCTTAGCGGAGCCTATAGATGATGGCCCAGCAAGATTATCTGTATAAACTCTCTGGCCATCTGGCTTAGTAGTATCTATGGGCGACCGCTGCCTGCGCTCTATTGCTGACGGTAGTTGGACTTCCGTCAAAGAGCCATTGGGTGGCGATGTCATACTTATAGTATATGTAACATTTCCGCTGTCAGAAGCAGTCTGTGGGATTGCCGATGAATACAGTGCTGTCGGGTAGCTTATAATCATACTATATCTTTGTTACGTTCCAAGTCCTCATTGTACCTAGCCCCACGGTTAGTCGGCTTCAATTGCGGCGTACTCGACGGTGTGAGAACATCTGGCGGTTCAATGGGTACCTCGCTATCAAATCCCTTCCATCGCAATACTTTGTTAATTTTAACAAACTGAGAATCTATCTCAAGCATGCCGCTACCACCCATTAATGTGACTTTATTATTGCTGCGTACAGTCACGTCGCGGTTGGCATATGCTTTAATATCTTGACCGGCTATGACTTCCACATCACCATTGCAGGCTATCTGAATCTTACCGGATTCAGAATTTCTTATAACTATTTCCTTCTTAATCTCATCAAACCACCAACAGATTTTTACTGCATCAGGCTCTTGCCTCGCACGACATACTGTTAATTTCTCTTTACCGGAAAACCACAGACCGCGATCATGAATATCGACAAGTTCAGTCCAAGGATCATCATCTTTACTACCATCTCTACACTCCAAACCTTGCTGTACTCCTTGAGCTCCCAATGGATTAACTATACCCGATCCACTTAGAGCCCAAGGAAGGTCTGTAGCATTGCCACCAGCAGTCTTAAATCGAATATACTCATTATGAAAGTCAATTTTAAGATGGTGTGACGTTAATTCGGTATCACCATATACCAGACACGAATCTAAAAACTCATTATCCTTTATACCACGCCATGGCATGGGATAATCTGGCTTACCAGCGATCATGAAATATTGTAATTTATCACTTATTTGGGCTGTTATGCCTAGTGGAGATCCCCATGTTGTTTGATTAAGCTGATCACGTTCATTAAATTCCCAGTAAAAACCCCTAGGGTCTCCTTCAACAATCTCTCCTTGAGCACCTGGTGTCCGTCGACCCTTTATTAAAACACCATATCCACGTGGGTTTTCTTGTGAATCTGCATTTTTTGCATCTGAACCGCGATCATCTAAAACGAATTTAAAACCATATCTGGTGACATATCGTATCCATCGAGCATCGCGATTCCAATACACGTTCTCTTGTTCTGTTTTTGCTCCAACCTCGTCCAGCAACTTCCGTTTAACAAAAGTGTCATCTACAGGATCAAACCCTATATCTGACATCTGAAACAACATACCGCCTTTAGTACGTAGTTTAATCCATCGTTCATCTTTTGTGTTATTCGATATCGTGCGCGGCTTACCATACTCACCGTCACGTGTCTTATTCCATCCAACATCTCTCATCTCAAACTTATGGCCATATCTGGTCCATGACATCATTCTACGTTGGTCTGCACCATGTGCAGCATCCTCATTGATAAGCTTTTGCAGGTACTTCCAACGTGCAATCTCCCAAGACTCATCTTTCTCAGCATCACCATAAAATTCCCCAGTGTCGGATACTGCAGATCCGCCCTGTGAGTCAGGTATTTGCCAATGATATCCTTGGTCTCCCATTAATAAAAGGTGACCATATTTGCTCATCCTGATCATACACTTTTGATCAGGATTGTTCATTACCGGGGGCAAGGTAGTCTGCTTATATGGTGTTACGTTGCCATCTTTATCAGTGCTAGTTTGTGACTGCAAAGGATCATTGTCGGGTCCAGGAGGTTTCTCTTTATGCTCTACAGGAAAGAAACCTACTGAACTCATCAAATCAAGATTACCATATCTATCCGCCAAACCGTTGCTCATAGGTCGAGAATCTTTAGGCAGATAGTCTTTGTTATAATCATCTGGAGGATCGATTGCTGTCCCGTTCGAATCTACTGGGAGAGGAGTAACGCCATATATAGACGGATACGAATAGAACTTTCTTCTAGTAGGAGTACAAAAACCGACCCATACAGGACCATATGGGTGCTGCTTCTCAAAATCTATCCAAACCCAGTCACCAATACACGGTGATACCCAAGAACCAGCGCGCTTACCACCAAGTATAAATTGAGAAACTGCCCATGGACATTCTTCTGGTTTCAGATCCCAATCGTGCATTTCAGGGCATTTGAACCTGATACGATGCATATTTAATGGATCGTTCGTTTCTACTACTATTGCTCGATATATGCCAGGGAAACGCGCATCGAGTGGCCGCTCGCGTGCATTCAAGAACCGATCTAGAGTAATAGTAGAATTGTCACTCATAATAATTCACTTGTCATTATTGTAGGATCTGGAACTTTTATAGTATCCCCGGCGTTCGGCCAGTTTAGAGCGTCCGTTGCATTATTTACAGTAATTAACACCCAGTCAAGAGAATCATCTCCATACAGTTCATTCGCTATTAAATCTGGCCGACCTGCATATCGCGCGTTAATAACAAGCAGTAATAAATTATCATAAATAGCCTGTGTAAGCGGGCTATTCCATCTACCATAAGTATCACAGCCATCAAACACGACTGGATCTGTTTGAACGAATCGAGAATATACTTGTATATCCATCCTAATTCCAATCAGGTGGTACAGTCAGTTTCAGACCATTTAACGCCATTTTCGCGTCATCTGCATTTTCAGTCAATTTATTCATTGACGCAATTGCTTTTTTCTCTGTTTCGGTCGCTGCTTTTCCAAATTTAGAACTACCGCCAGCAGTCCAAAGCTGCATAGAAGCCTTTATATTGGTTATCACAGGATGAGCTTCTCTATATTGCGGCGAGCCGCCGGAGTCGGTTGGAACATATAACGCTTTACCATGTGTGACATCTATATTAGTAAGACGACATGTCATATCCTCAACACCACCCAATTTCCAAATTGAAAAAGTAACTATGAAGTTACTCGCTAAATTCTCTCTCGCAGTCCAATAACTTCGTATATTAACAATCTGCTCTCTGACTTTATTAACATCCCAACCATTTGCACCTACAACGTAAGTCCATTCTAATGACCATTTTCTAGCACCAGATACTTTCCATGTAGCTATGGGCTGATCACCTGGAATTTCAGTTTCAAACCACGAACCAGTCCGGCTATCAGTAAGAATCTTGGGGGGAAATTGAAATAATATTGATAAACTTTTATCAACATTAGTACCCATAGTGAATTTAACACTATTTGCTAATTCAACATCGATTTGTAATAAATTGTCTGCCATGTTATGACCAGTTATTTAATCTTGTGCTCAATTTCGATGGCGACTCTCCCATCTTTGGAAGATATGTTTGTAATAATAGTTTGATAGCACCTACATCTTCCAAATTCGCGCCACCACTAATTTTATCGACTGCCTCAGCTATAGTGTTCATCAACTCGACTTGTTTTTGTTGCATCTCTTCTTGTTTCCAGCGACTTACCACGGCCCCCGTTGTTTCGGTCTTCACTTGAATTGTAGAAATCGTCTCAGCCATGACCTTCTTTTTATCTTCTTCCTCAACACTAGTGGGCACTCCTAGTTTACTGGAAATAGATTCAAGTGCAATAAATGATGCTCTTAGTGTCTCTATTTGACTTTCTATTTTATGCTGTCCAGATTCAATAGCAGCTGCAATTCTATCAGTGACATCTGTTATTACAGGAATAACAAATAATAAATCAATAAACGCGTTAGTCATATTCTCGCGTAACTGCCACATTACAAACGCAATGCCGAACAACCCTATCGTCATGCTCAAAACAGCACGATCGACAGCAGCTTTTAATTCATCGAAGATAATAACTAACGAATCTGCAAAAGTCAAAACAGATGAACTGATGCCAGACAGATTACCGACCTCAAATCTTGATACTGCTTCTAGTGCTCTACCAAAAGCTATTAATGAATTACCGACGAGCATTGTCTGGGTAGGATCAATCTTATTAATGCCAGAAGATAATCCTCGCATTCCTGCTGCAAATTTAATCCCATAACCCATTGAGGCAATAAATGTAATGATACCGGGACCTAATGACCCAAGTGCAGTCCCGAATCTTTGCATTGTACCATCACTGAGCCTAACCATTTTCTCTACAGCACTGTCGCTCAGTAAAAACATGGCCATACTCAGACCAGTCATAGCAGCTATCAACGGTATCACAGCTAACGTCATAGCGGTAGCACCTATACCTATTGTCACCGCTGCTAATGTAAGCTCAGCACCAAACGCAATTAACGCTAAACCAATCCCCAACAGACTTAAAGCACCAATATCTGCCAGCTTACTTATGCTGCTTACCACATTTTCAAATGCCCACGACACCATCAACGCCGAGAACCCCAATCCCAAAAATGCAGCAGCCAACGCAATTGATGCGGCCACACCCAACCACCCAAATGTACCGAGAGCCATTAATGCAGCAGTAAGCGCTCCAATTACAACTACGACAGCAACCAATGGCCCGATTATGGACCATCCAAGCTGAGCCATGCGCACAAAAGCTGCTGCTATCATCAAAAATCCGGCACCAACAGCAACAGCAGCAATGGCAAGAGCCAGCAGCTTAGGAGCACTAGTTGCCTCCATAAATGCTCTCCATAGTGCAATACCGATCCTTAGCCCAATAAATGCTACACCCAACGCAATAACGCCGCCTGCTAATACTAAAATGCCACCTCCTAAACCTTTCAAAACCTGCCACATCCGATCAAAAAATCCGACTGCTGGCTCGACCTTTTCGCTCATTTTCCCGACCGCTGCAGTTGCCTGATCAACAGCTGGTGTAAGACTGCCGGATAACAAATTAAAAACCCAACTAAGTGCATCGATCAACGGCGACAAAACATTATCCATAAGCCAAATAATTGCTGGTGCGACCGCTATGGCTAAATTGCTCCATGCAGATTCTATCTTACCCCACATCTTAGTAAAACTATCAGATATCGATTGCGTGGCTTCTCTATATAGAAACTCCTGCCCTTCGCCAGCTTTAAGCGCTTCAGCAAAGGCTTTATCTCTGGCATATGCAGACTCCGCCGCAATGAAATCACTCATCTCTTTACTGGATTTGCGCAGCAGATCAACAGTCTTACCTGCAGAATCTTCAAATGTCTGCAAACTAATCATAGCCATGAGTGCTTGCTCATCCATACCCAATGCAGCAGCACGTTGGCGAATAGCTATTTGCCGCATCGTATGATCTTGAATTGCAGAAAAAGTCTCAGCAGACACTTTCACATACGCACGCAAGTCGGCTTTAGCCTGTTCAGCAGGAGCCATTGTATCATATGCTTCTTCAATCGCATGGCCCATGCCTTTTATACGCGCCAATGCGTCTGGATCAGCCCATAGTTTACCAAGACCATCTGACAACTGAGCAACTTGCTCAGTACTCATGCCCATTTTATTAGCAAAAGCAGTCAATGAAACATTATAACCGTTTAATTCGGTCGTACCCTCTGAGCCAAACATGCTCTTCATAGTTGCCGCTGACTTTGCTTGCTGATTAAGTATCCTATTCAGCTGTTCAGCAGACATCCCAAGACGGCGCATCGCAGTTGCATATCTGAGAAGTATTGCTTCAGCATCTCTAATACCTAGACTTCTCATAGCACGTTGCCAATCCGCCAAATCCTTTTGAGCCACACCTAAAATCTTAGAGAATTGTACATTTGTATTGACTAGTTTGCCTAATTCTTCATCGGTGGTGCGTATGGATGCGCCTAATATCGTCATGGCTTCCATTGCCGGTCTGCGCATCAACCCATATTGGACTGTCAATTTATTGACTTGCCCTATTATCTCCTTTTGTAACCCATATAAACGATAATTAGCGGTATTAAATTTATTCTCTTCTTCGACAAACAGCGACAAAGCGGAGCGAATGGCTTGTATTCCAATTAACATCTCTGCGAAGCCAAGAACAGTATCCTTTACGCCCTTCGAGACACCATGCCATGCAGCAGCGACGAGATTGCTAGATTCAGCACAATCTCTGCCTTGATGAGCAAATTGGGCTACGGCACCACTACCACCGTGCCAAGCAGCAGCTACCTGATTACCAATATCAACTTGTGCTTTTCCTTGTTTAAGAGATTGATCGCCAGCAGCTTGGTTTGCTTTAACGGCATCAACTATTTCTTCTTGATATTGGGCTTGTACCTTACCTTCATCAGATATAGATTTCTGTTCTTTCAACAGCTGTGGAATCCATTTGCGAATCTTGTCCAAGTCCAAAAACGATTTTAAACCAGTCTTGGCTGTGTTTGTGTTTAACCGATCAATCTCTTCATAATGTTGCTGGATGGCTGTCAGATCGGTCTCAAGTTGGGTCGCTGTTTTGGATATATCCGTACTAGAGGTTGAAATTTTTGAGACTTGATCTTGGATGTAAGTCAATGATTTTGTGACCGGTGCAGACAGGATAGCACTCACCTTCTGCAGACCATTTTGAATATTGGTGATAGAACTTAAGATATCTCCTAAGCTCGATATTGCAGGTGCAGCTTGGAGCTGGAATGCGAGATTCAAGGCATAGCTATTGATGTCGTCTGCCATTATGCTCCTTTACCAACAGCTACTGCAGTGGCATCTTTGTCAAGCCTATAACAATAAAGATCTGTTACCCATGATTCTGGATGATAAGTATGTGTAAATCCATAAACAATCCAATTGCCAGCAACAAAATAAGGAGGTGCACCTTTTTGTGATGAAGTTAAGGTTATATATATGGTATCAGCGCCTAATCCTTCAGACCCAGACCATATGTGATGTCCCATAACTCGAAAGCGCATTCGCAAAAGTGTTGAACAAGATGATAGATATGCACCACGTGCTCTCCCGTCAATAAAATCACGATACCTCAAACCTAAATCACCAGCCGAAAACTCTGGGATCGAGGATATTCCTGTCCAACCAACAACGTCTGATAATGGATCACCATCACCGCTGGGTTTATCGTATGATCTCCATAGCCTAGTCGATGTGCCTATCTTGCCTGTATTATCAACCTGTGGCTTATATTTATTTGGCGTCTGCTCATCGCCAATAAACACCACATCCATTTTCTGCTTATGTGTTGATCGATCAAAGTACTCACCTGACACCGACGACATACCACTAGTAACCATCTGATTATTCAACATTTGCAAAGCATTGTCACCTATAAACTCCCATTCTAGAATATCGCCCGGTCTTTTGTCTGAGCCACCTCCAAATCCACGCCACTCATAGGTTGCTCTCTGCTTTGATTCTACAGACGCCTGCTCCTTTATTATCAACGTACTAGCATCTGGATATAAAAACCAACGTGTCTGATTATCAGACAAGCTTGTCGTCCAATCCAACAGTGACAAAATGAATGTCTTAGGGTCCATTCTCAATTGCCACCATCTATTAAATTTATTATCTCTTGTATCGGCATCAAACTCTAAGTTACATCGACCTTTTCCATATTTCTGGACAACTTGCCGTATAACACTGGCAACATTGCCTTGATAGCTACCGCCACCAGCATCACCGGCAGCTAAAAAATAAGATGGGTAATCGACTGCTAGTAATTCTATTTCAGAGGTATTAGTAACTCCAGAAGGTGCCATTGTCACTAACGCATGAGATTGAGTAGCAGTCCTTAATTCACTAACTGCCCCCCATCTAATGAGACTTTCAATATCGACCGGACCTAGTGATTCATTACGGCTATAGTGAAAATACGAGTTGCCGATAAAATTCTTGTACATAGTGAAGTGTGGATCGGCAAATTTGGCTCTGACTTGCTCTCCACCATTTAACATTGCCGTAAATTCATATTCGATACAGTTAGTGCCGCAATTTGGGAAAATCTCATTTGATGTAGTGGGTATATTAATCTTGACTACAACCGATGGGGCTGTACTTATTTTAGCGATACCGTCGTTAACAAGCCTTTTATTATTGGTGGCCACATGAAACTCCTCTTTATCAATTTTGACCCCGCCAAAAAACCAGCCCTATTCCTCTTATTGGACGACGACGGCAAACGCCTAGTGCTTCTAAAGCATGAAGCAATGGATAAATCAGAGATACCGATGATAAGAGCCGCGCTGCCACGCTTGTCACGGCTGTCAGTTCGTGACAAAATGGAATGGTTTCGAAAGTTAAGGTCATGGAAAACCGCCTATAGGCAATTTGCCAAATCTAAGGTTATAATTCTGTCTGAATATACCCCCAAATAGGTATATTATATTTACCGGTTCTACTAAATTAACGATATAATTCTCTCGTGCTATAAAAAGATAGAGGTGCAGATGATGAGAGAGCATGCAAGCAACAGAATTATGGGATACGAAGAACTCAGAGAGCAGTTCATCAGACAGCAAAAAGACATCGTACAACGTGGCCGTCTGCTAAGCTTGATAGAGGGGGGTACGTTGTCGTCTCAAAGAACAAAAGCGTGTAGGGAAGAGGTTGCACATCTTGTTGAAATCATTAATGCCCGCGATGAATTGTTCAATCACCTAGAAGCGACAAGAAATCCCGTCTGGATAAAAATGACCAATGAGCTTGACGTGGCTCTGGACGAATATGGTAAAGTCGATACCAACAGCCTGCTCAGCATTGGGCAAATGCTTCGGAAGTTCTGCAGAGTGATGTCTGCTCTCATCGTCGGAACATGGGCACTTGATAGCCTACGAAAACGCTAAAAGTGCCGCAGTAGCTTAGGACATGCTGCAATTCCAAGCGTCTTCAATTTGTGCTCTAGATACAGCCTCTGCTGCACATTAAATGGTTTGACGCTCTTCTCAAAAGCCTCTCGTATCTCGGCGGCATTAGCCACCTTTACAAGATCGTTCCAATCATTACTAAGGTCGCCATTTGGCAGCTTAACTACTGGCGGCAATGCATAATAAATTTTGTAATTGAGGGGTTGAAGCAACGCTGCATTATGTAATACGCTCTCTATCCCAGCTTTATCATAGTCGGGTGCAAGGATAATTCCATCTTTTGGCCCAAGCAAACGTATCTTCTTAACTTGTATATTTGTAAGTGATGCACCGCCTGTCGCTAAACACTGATCTTCCAGAGTCAGACAATTGAAAATCGATTCAGTAATTATGATATAACTGGCCGGTTCTATCTGATCGAAACCATAAAGAAATTGACCTTTGGTTACACCAACACTCTCTGGCGGGAATCGAAAAATCTTATTAATACGAGATCGACTTTGCCAATAGCATAATTCATCATATTCAAAATACGGCCACACCACATTGAGACCGCAATACATTATTTTGTATTTGTTGATTTTCTTCTCATCTACTCCCCTGCTTTCCAACCATGATAATAATCCAGACGTCAATTTAGACGACTTACCGAATTCTAGAGTGCCCTCTGGAAGTGCAAGAGATACGTTTTCTTTGCACTCTGGCATTAGACGTGTTTTGTGCCACTTCCACAGCGCACGTGTGCCAGAAGACGTTCCGAGAATGTCTTGAACGGCCTCAGAGAATGAGCACCTTCCATGCTTAAGCGTGAGATATTGTTGAACGAACCGTATGAAGGTTCTATAGTTTAGCTTGCCAGTATTAGGGTTATAGCCTACCCAATCAGCATCACCGCGCCAATCATGTGCTTTGGCCTTTATTACACTTATATTGAAATGATATCCAGCATCGCCATTAAACGGATTGTTGATACGTAATTCATCACCGTTTTTTCGCGGCTTGCAGTCTGGAAAGTTCTTATAAACCCAGGCAGTTATCTTTTCGGGCGGTATGGGGATGTACATGTGCAGTGAAATACTCAGTGCTACTGCAAAATAAATGATGTTGTAGCAAACGCATAGGTAGGAGCACTACCGTTCCAAATATAGCCACCGATATACCATGTACCAGGAGTAGCACCAGTGGTGTTCCAAGTCCAAGTTGCAATTTCGTTAATAGCTTGGATTTCACCAACTGTAATCCAATGCTCCTCGCCAGACAAGTTAGGCTGCGATGCATAGCACAGACATACAGTGTATCCAGGCTGAACGCCAGTAGCAGTCCAAGAAATGGTAATATTTGAACCCACATTATAAGTTCCAGAAAGTGGTGCATTCATAGCCCACCATAATCCTGGCAACGGTTGCCTTCTGATATCACCAACATCTTTAACTTGCGAATGCCATATGCCTAAGGTGCCACCTGATGGTGCAATTCCTTGATATCCATTCCAAGAGCATACCCATTGGCCACTACCACATCGTCGTGTCATAGCAGGATACATCTGGTAATCAATGCCGCGATGTTCTAATTGGTAGTTATTTATACAATATTCATTCGTCACTGCAGTACCAGCGGCATTATAAGATCGCCCCATAATGCCATAATCAGTCGTTATCGGATCGTCTTGACCTAGTGAATGCCAGCAGATAGAAAAATTGCCATCACGGTCACAGGCTGGTTCCGACCATCGACGCCAACCACTACCCGTATATTGGTTAACTCTGAAGTTGTTGCCTTGTGCAACTCCGGAAGCGTTGTATCTGCGTGCATAAACATTAAACTGAGGAGCATCTCCAGCAGCAAATAACTGATAAGACACAACGGTTAAGCCATTCGCCGCAACAGAAACTCTTGGATTCAGGTCTTCACTGAGCATCGTAGTCGAGCTAGTGTTGACCTGAAACTCACCACCAACTAAACCACCAGTACTATTTAATCGCTGCCCCCATATGTTAGGAACGTCAACCTTCGCGCCTTCCCATACAACAAACATATTGCCATTATCAGCCATGTCGACATCTGGATTTTCTTTATAATATCCAGATGTCGTGCTTATTCTGAGGTTAGTTGTACCAACTTTAGCACCAGAAGAATTAAACCTCTGACCATAAATCTCACGTTGACCAGTGTTCCAATACTCGGCCCACACAATCATAAAACTGCCATCTGATATACCTTGCCTTATAGCAATAGCTGGTGTCTCGTAACTGGCGTCAGCCAATGCATTTACTCTAAACTGATCTCCTATTGGATTACCAGACGAATCAAACCTACGTGCTTGAACACCGACACCATAATCAACATCTGGACCACACCAGGTAATAATAAATGATCCATCCCAATTCATCGCTACATCTGGACAAATACTTGTTTTATCGGTATATGACGGCACAATAAACTGCCCCGTCATTGGCGTATTGTCAGCATTAAATACCTGTGCCATGACAATCGGGTTATATTGATACTGCTTTCTATCTGATGGTGATTGACTGTAACGCACCCAAGTGATAACAAAACGACCGTCGAAAGCATCGGCCACTCTTGAGTACCAATCATAATGGCTGACATCAGCCGATGGTGAAGGTGAGGGTGAGGGTGATCCAGACAATGACAATGATGGCGAAGGCGACAGTGATATAGAAGGCGTAGGAGATAGCGATATCGAAGTTGAAGGCGACTGCGATACAGATAATGACGGAGAGAGTGAAAGCGATGCTGAAGTTGCTGGTGATGATGAGATGCTAGGAGACGGCGACAAACTCGTCGATGGCGACAACAATGATGGCGATGCCGAAGGAGATGCCCAAGACGAAACAGACGGCGACGGCGAAACAGATGGTGATGGTGATGGCGATAAAGACGCAGACTGCCATGACGATAGTGACAACGAAGGCGAAGGTGACGGGCTGAATGAAGGTGATGGTGGCGGTGGCAGCGGAGTCGGTGTCGGTGGTGGCGGAATAGGAGATGGTGGCAGTTTACAATCTTCTATAAAGTCACCGAAATACGTCAATCTCCTGGGGCATGTTGCTACAGCGCTAAACCACATTTGTGTAATAGTTGTGCCAAAAGCATTTATGCCCTTTATCAGCCATAACCTCTGCGTACCAATAGGATGTCCATCTACTCTAATCGATCCCGATGGCGCAAAACTGCCATAGTAATCTCCGTCACATCCTGCACAACATAAGTCACGACAATATAATTCTGTTGCAGCGACATCCGGAGAATCGTTAAACCATTCGAGCGTATATGGCAGATCTGCTCGAATAAATGGAGTCTTGTAACCCGCTGCACGCAAATATTGGTATCCTGGAACCGGCAAAGTAACAGTTAGTTTCTCAATATATGTAGGACTAAAAACATCTTGATTGCCAAACATCACATCGTAAGTGCGATACTCTCCCAAGTTCATCATACTATCGGATGAGCCAAGGACCAGTCCCCCACTCCATACTTCACCGTTCTGCGGCAAATCAAGACCAAAATATTCTAGCTGATGAGTATGCCACACTGCATATTGCGTAGTGAAAATTGTGTGGTCGATATCGATGTTTATAGGTTGCGAAACCCATTGATTTGTTTCTAGATATGTTATTGCACAAGGATAAAGTGTATTAGCATCGTCTAAGAATGCTATATAATGTGAAATGTTGGGCCATCGACAAATCCGTAGCAGTGCCAATACCGAATTCATCGTCTCTTCATCGTAAGCAAGAGATACATTATCTTGGTTCAAGCTTTGATATTGTCTATCAACTCTAGTAATGACACCTTTATTATCAGTTGACAACAAACCAGCAAGAGTAACATTGCCCCACATATTAACGAAAGGCGTACCAGGTATTAGGCTTGCGTTTACAAACCCAGTAACCATATATCTATTATCAAATGATATAGGAAATTCCTGAACCGCTTCTGGTGTTGTTTGCTGAGTAATTTGACTTGTGGCTGTCAATCCCATTTTACGCCCCGCCTTGCAATACAGTAAACCAACAAGTGTACGGAGGTGTCGTTTCTACACCATCGTTGTTTGTTGCTATGATGGTGTAATTGTGGACTCCTGCGGCACGCTTACCAATAGCAACACCGAAATTGACGCCTCCTGTTGTTGTGTCGGCGTGCGGACCTGTAGATATAGGAATTTTTACACCATCAAGCCATAGAGAAGCTGCATAAACGCCTTTCACATCATAAGCATTAAATGTGATTATCAGATCTTGATTAGAATATAACGTCGTTTGTGAATGGCCAGCAGTATGAAATATTGCTGTAGTCCTTTCGTCCTCATTATATTGTGTGATCACAACATAACGAATTGTAGCCGATGGGCTGGCTGTGATCACACAATCAGTTGGTCCTGTGGCTCCCGTCGCACCAGTGACAGGCATTGCTAACTGCCCATTCACAGCTGTAACATTGATTTTATAATAACGATATGCTGTCCCGTTACTAAAAGTGAAGTCAGCAGTCCAGTTGTTCATTCCAGGGGCAGTAACGTTGACTCTTGTGTCTAAGACAACCCAAGTAGTTCCATTGTGAGATCCTTGCAATGTAAAGTCTCTTGGAAATCCATCATTAGTACTATAATTCTGTTCATTTACAATCTGATCATTTACCACAGTGACACCATTATAATTCTGCTGCTGGATAGCATATTTATTTATAGCCACAGGTGAATCAGATCCAAAATCGTAAGTGATGTGCCATGGGGGAACCGAATTAGCGCTTATCCATCTATCAGGTTCACCAAGATTCGTCCCATTAAAAGCTTTCCACGCAGAATATGTGGTATCGCGGTATGAAGAATAGTATTCGCCACTAGCCATAGCAGCCTTAGGAGTCGGCAAGTTATCAGAAGACATAACTGCCGTACATGTCGTATTGCTCGAATTGTCAGCACCATCGATTGAAGAACAAATTAACTTAAGCTCGCCTACATTAACTCTATTGCCGCCGCCTATTACTGAGGTAACATTTAGTCGGTAATATCGATATGCCGATCCGTTGGTAAAAGTGAAATATTGTGTCCAAGAATTAGGACCTGGCGCATGCATACCAGTTTTAGTATCAAGTACTGTCCAATTCACATTGTCATTCGAACCTTGTAGCGTAAAATCTCGTGGAAATCCAACATAATCAAAGGAATTACGCTCCAATAAAGCATATTTATTAACAATAACACTACTATGGAAATCATATTGCAAATAATGTGGAAAAACCGTCGATGCACTCTCCCATTGATCAGCTTCATCAACATTCGCTCTATTAAACGCCTTCCAAGCTGGACATGAATATCCTGGAACCTCCCATGTGTACCATTCATTACCGCGTTGAAATGGATCAAATAATACATTACCACCAGGACCAAACATCTTGTGCTGAAAAACATGTCCAGATTCACCATTCCAAGCACAACGAATTGATCCATCCAGCTGTGGTATAACTAAAACACATGAATCAAAAACGGAACCACGAGGACCTGATACATCTTCTAAACATATCATATAAGCACCGGGAATTGTTCTAGGATCGATAAATCCAGCCATACGCGCTGGATCATCGCCGCCAGCCAATGCCCAATTTATTTCATAATCTCCGGCAATCCAATGATAAAAATCTGATGTCGTCGGATCTAATGTAGTAGAAATTTGTAATACACCATACCTATAGGATTTAAAAATGTATTGTCCTAAATAGGTTGAATGTAATGACGACGCTTCGCTATCAGCACTTGCTACGTATGGTGTTGGCGTTGTATTTGACGTCATTTTAGCAGTGCAATAACTAGTGCTAGTATTGCTGCTGCCGCTCGTTTGTGCACAAACGAACTTGATTTCACCGATAATAACGCATGGCGATGGGAAAGGATCTAAAACCACGACAGGAGGCGTAACAACAGTTGTATCCGTCGTATCTGTCGTATCTGTGTCTGTTTCTGTAGTCTGTTCAACATAAACTATAGGCTCAACAGCCTGTCCTTCTACTACAGGCTGTGCTGGCATCTCACTTGTGTCAGTCCCAGGTATTGGCAATCCTGCACCAGCGGCAAGAACACCAGTTGCACCAGCTATCTTGTTAAATCTGATAGGCAATATTTCAGCAGCGGCGATTCTCTCTTTGATTAACCTTAAGATACAAGAATTATTATCACATCCAGGTGTGAATGGATGAATAGGCACCATAACCTGTGAATTGACGAACACTAGGCTATCTCTACTGGCAACTGATTCAGAATATTGTGCTGGTGTTAGTTCGTTTGTTGATAAATTGCGTCTAAAAATTAAATAATCAGCCGTTGGAAAAATGTTCTGCTGCGCAGCTACATCTTTGATGGTTGTGACAGTAATCGGATTGACGAGATCGCGCTTGATCTTGAAGTCAACAATAGGATATGACGTTGTGGGTGTAGTGTCGATTAGCTTCTTGCGTTGTAGATATGCCAACAATTGGTCGGCATCTTGACTAGTGATTTGCCCGTCGCCATTGACATCTACATATGGCTGATTCTCTGGCTTTTTTCTTGGAAGCATACCGCTACCATTGCTAGCGATATAATTAATGATAGTATTATAATCATTTATATCAACAGTACCATCATTTAAAACATCAAAACGATTTCCAGGATTTTGCCATCTGGAAGCACCTAATATCACATTGCTTATACTGAAACTCGATACCGATGGCGTTATTTGTATTGCCTCGATATATGTTGTTAATCCAATTTGAGTCGAGTCATCAGCCATAATTACGATATGGTTAAAATAAATTTCTTGCTACATCGTGTTGAACCATCTGGCAACGTTACAACGATGCTGTACTGATACGTACCTTTAAGGAACCTATCAGTATGAATCATATATCTAAACACATAAGGATTTGAGCGATAAGAACCTTGTCTTAGGCCAATCTCCATTGGTGCATCAGTTACCAGCACTTCTCGAAATTCGGTCTCAATTGTGATGGTTGCGGTTAAATATGGCAATATCGGCGCGACCAAATTAAAGTCATAATCATACAATGGGAGCGGCATGATGCCAATTTCCAGCGGTCTCACTTCCGGTTGATTGAACTTCTGATCAAGAGGTTCAAAACCAAGCCTGATAGAAGTTAAAGAGTCAGAGACATCCCAGTCATCAGAATAAACCCAGAATTTGTTACAGGCTTGCAATAGCATACCAGCAACAATTGGATTATCAAAATCGGGATAGATACAGCCGCTGGTATCCTCTAAACAGACCACTTCTGATCCATATTCTTCTTGTAGAAGGCATGGATTTGTGGGCAAATATGTCCAAACATCAAAATAAACGTCTGGAACTGGGATGTCTGGCGGTACATCAAGCATGAGCCGATACTCACCAGGAACTATTACTCCTTCTTGCCCTTCTGTACCACACAAGCCAGGCTCTGTGTTGGTCCTAATGTATTCGACGGGTGAAGGGTAAGTTGGGTCACATGGGTCGACCACAACAAAAGTCGAAATGAGATTCGATGGAATGACTTGAGTCTTATAAATTTCCACCTTACGAATGGCATATGGTGCAGTCGCAATCCCTCCACGCATGAATCGCGTGTCTAATTGCACAGTATTGCCGCGACGGGCAGAAATTCGTTGGTATATGGCCATAGTGCACCTCAGTTTTAGTATCTTTGCTAGGGCTGAAACAAAACCAATATACTTTATTAAGAAAATAATTATTGGTGAGGTAGATTAGGCATCGATCCTTGTGCCTTGCGATTACGCTCCTCAGCCACTCTTTCTAGCTTCTTGGCCCACCAAGCACGTTCTTCAGCAGTCATACAATTCTGCTCAAAAAGCGTCAACTCTCCTGTCCCGCCTATTCCACACCGTAGCATGAATTGCTGCTCCATCAGCATATTCCACTCTTTTTCACATTGCTCGTGGGACCTGTGGACGAAAAAAGGATTCTGTTATTGGTAACATAGCGCGATGGGTCTCGCCACAGTTAGCACACTGCATCTCGACCATTGTTTCAATGCTTGGAGTGTGCTCTGTCAGCCATTCCCTGATAACAGCAATATCGGTAGAATGCATCTTGCCAACGATACTTCTGATCTTAAATCTATCAGTGCTACCCATGATATCGACAATCACAGTTTCGATATTCTGTGTAACGACGTCATCGAGCGTTATTTCTTCTCGGCTACGATCGATTTGCTGTGCACGATCTCTTGGCCTGATTCTTGCCCTATTCGAACCACCAATGATATTCTGAGCTTTCTTCGCTCTCTGGATTTGACTGGCATCTTTCACTCGCAAAAATCTGATGCCAGCAGTAACCTCTCGTTCGATGGTCTTGGATAAATATGGCAACTTGACTCTGAAAGGTTCAGATCCGAGTCCTTCGTCAGCCCACACTATAGTATTGACCAACTCATTAAGGTCAATAGAATGCGTTGCAGATTGGCCACACTGTGGATTCGGGCATGTAGTTGCAAACTCATATTCATTGCCGTGCGTAATACCACGCAAGTAATACAGCAAATAAATTTGGTCGCCAACTAGTAGATCTTGAGTGTTGAATCCGTCTGGAAATTTGCAACATTCTTTGATCATATAATCGATCGATTGCCCAGTTTGAGCTAACCGGGCAGTGGCCAAAATCTTGTCAATTTTCGATGACCATGCTTTCACAGATATAACGCCCGAAGTCCAGCCGTAGTATAGACCTTTACTCGGCAACGTCGTTTCTTCCCAAGGAATTAACTGCTCTGGTGAAGCTCTAGAAATGATATCAATAATGTCGATATCAGATGATCCACCGTTAATCATACTAGCAATCTCTGAAGCTGGCCGGTCTGTCAGAGATTTCGTTTGAGGCTGCTCTTGTTTCTGGTCTTTGACTTCTGATTCCTCATTAGTCAAAGCAACTTCTTCTGTGCGATCGTCAAGCATAAATTACCTCTAGTGGCTGGCGTATTTCTGAATTGTATCTACTATGCAGAACACTATTGTGTAGTGCCAGGAGATTCATCTAAAACGGCCCAATCATAAGAAATGGTAACTTCGACCACCTTGATGTCCGTATTTGTGTATGTTAAATCACCCTCTTTAACTACGCTCGGCCAGCTACCATGCAATGTCCAAGCAGATTCAGCTTGCCAATCAAGAGTATAAGTTGATATTTTAGATTCTTTTTTGTAATCTGATGGGCTACGCAGCCCAGTGCTATTCGACCAAACCGTTTCGCGCCAAGTCTTAAATATTGTGGATGCCTTAAGTTGAATGGCCCCCGGTGAATCACCACCAAGAACAACATCATAAAAGGTAACTTTTATATCTTCCCATACTACCATTCCTGCATATTTATAAGTCAGAGAAGAACCATCTACAGTATCCTTAGTAATAGTAAAAGTTGGCATCGTGGCGTCTTTGGCCAGAAGCCTGGTTGTATTAATGGGGTCTTCAAATAAACTCTTAATATCCCATGTATAGTTGTAAACAGGCTTTATTCCAGCTGCCGCTCGGCTGGCAGATCCACCTCCCACATCATTAACAATAAAGCCTGGCATATTATTCTGCTTCCTGTAGATTCTCTTCTTTGGCTTTATCCATTTCCAATGTGAATGTGATTTCACCAACCTTAGACGATGCATAGTCTAATTCATCTGGCGTAATTTTAGATGGCCAGCAACCATACATTGTATACTTATATATCGATGTGCCCTCTCCATTTAGTAACTCCAACGTACAAGCTTGCTTCACGATATTAATAGTAGATGAAGCAAGATTAACAACTCTAGTTGACCACCATTGATAAATCTTATATGCAGAATCGGTGTTTGTTATGATATGATAGAAACTAACATCTATCGGCAACCATTTCTGCTTGCCAGGAAACCACAAAACGTCTTGGCTGTGATGTAACTGTGCTCTATCAAATTCAACTTTCGGTCTGCCAGACTTATGCGCATATATGAGTATGTCTTTTAGCGGATCAAGTGTAGCGAACTTCCAACGATGTTGGCGAGCCGATTCGACAGCGGCCCCAGGCTGAGCAGCTTGATTGTTCTGGCCTATGTTAAATCCAGGCATGGCAAACCAATACAAGGTAAGAGCGGGTTCCACTATCTTAGATTTGATATGGAACAAGCCAATTATATACTATCAGAATAGATATAGAGCAGGGCTACGCCTTGATAGCCCGGTCGTATCTCAACGTTGCTTCAATTGTCGAGATATCTGTGGCGGTATAATCAAGATCGCCCCAATTGACCTCTTTAGGCCAAGCATTACACATAATCCACGTCTCTGTCGTATTCCCAGCAGCCCCAATCATCTCCAAAGTAGCTTGCTGTTTATATACAGATGGCGCATTGACAATAGCTGTCGGCAGATCGACAACTGTACGTAACCAGGTATAGATGGTATCTGAGACGTCGGGATCTTGCTCGACATCATACCATTTCATGCTCACAGGTTCCCAAGTTTGCTTGCCAGCGAAGTAGGCTACTTCCTGGTCGTGGTGCATTTCTGGCTCTGCGAATTTGAAGTTAGGCCGTGATGCCGCCTGCAAAACTAGCAATGCCGCAGGATTCACTGCTCCGAGTGTCCGGAACACCCAACGATGCTTTCTGCGAGTCTCAAGATTGGCGGCAGGCCCGCTACCGGTACCACATATATTGAATCCAGGAATTGTCAGGGTCTCCTTCGCATGATACAATGGATGTTGGCAGGTTCAGCACTGGAGATTGTATGCGAGATCGCAAGTTCGAGTACCAAAAGCTCCACCAACATCGTATTGCTTTTAACTTATGTTTGATGTGCGGTGGGCCTCGTGATTCAGAGAAATCAGCCTGTTAATCTCTATCGTATCTAAATCTTAATTTTTTCTGTCCCCATACTTGTTTGAATCTGTATTTCTCAGCAAATACTTTCTCAGTCATTTGCATCTTAATCGCATGCCCATACAACGTTCTCTTATGCATAATCCAGCCGTCATCAGAGACATACCAATAATCTGGTGATATTTCTCCATCTAATTTGAAATTACATGCTTTATAAATAGCACCAGTATGGTTGAAAGTTGTATCACAATATGAAATAACACACTTGAATTTATCATCAAGTGCCTTTAAACAAGAAGACACGAACCATGATAAGAAATTCTTCTTTCGATATTTAGGATGGAGACAAAGGCGAGATAGCTCTCTAACAGCACCAGCATCATATCCTGGAATTGATATGTTCTGTCTGATTAATGGTGAAAACGCACAAACAGCAATCAGTTCATTCTTCAGATAGGCACCATAAACTATTCCACCTCTACCAGCGTTCGGAAGATAATGATATTTTCCTAATAATGGTTTATAATCTAAGGCTGGAGTAATTTTAATTTGTATATCATTAAAACTGAAATTGATTAGTTCAGGCTCATTGAGTCCTAGCCAATATTTCAATATTTCTTTTATTTTATCTTGACAAAGAAATTCATGTTCCCACAAATACTTCAATTCATACTGACCTAAAAGATTATTTGTTATATATGAAGATTTTTGTTGGTCGCGTATTTGTCTATCTTTTCGCGAATGCCAATAATCACCTTGACATTCGATCAATAAAGTCGTCTTATTTTCTCTGGGAATGACACAATCAAACGTCCAAGGGCCTATAAGACACTCAACATCAGCAGATCTATTGTCGTGCTCTCTGAAATATCTAACACCCAAATCATCAAGAATAGAATATAAAATCGTTTGTATAGAAGAAACACGTGGTTGATTAAGCAAAACAACAGCCATCTTTTGACGATATTCTTCATCTTGCCATTTAGCCTTATTAATAATTTGCATCTTACCACAAAATTCTTCTCCAAACGAATCGTTAAATACACCATCCTCCCATAATTTAGTAGTATTATCTCTAGCAACCTCTACTATAAATTCTCTATATCCTTCTTGTTTCCATCGCTTTAACATTCTATCACTAATTCTTCTACTCAATTTAGTACGATATTTTGGATCTTTCCAGAGAATCTTAGCTGTTTTCGAGCTACTGACTTTGCGAGCAGCTGTCATCTCAACCGTCATCATCTTAGCTCTAAAATTGGCATCTTGCCATCTCTTTTTAGACTCAATGCTTTTAGCTTGACGGTATTCATCAGATTTAACAGCAGATAGGTTGTTTTTTATGTAGCTGTCGTCTTGCCATAATTGCCTTGCTCTAATAGAACACTGCTCTTTAAAATCCGTGCTTTTAGTAGCACAATTATGACATAAGAATTTGCCGTTTTTCTTTACTTTCTGTTTATATGAGCTTGATATTCTTATTAATTCTGTTTTACAATTATCACAAGCCACTACTAACTTGCTTTTTGATTTGGCAGATATCTTGTCATATCCAAACTGCTCTTTAGTTTTATCCCATAAAATCATAGTCGGCCCTCCACTATATTTACCCATAGCCGATACAATCTTAGATACAAGAAAAGCCAGCTAGATTCCAGCTGGCTTTTCTTAAGCTCTATCTTCCACTAACCACAACTCCACCTGCTGCCAACACTTCTTCGGAACTGAAGGAGGCCGAAGACTGCATAACGACAAGATTCAAGACGATGAACTCGATCGCGCGTGTCGGTTTAATGAAGACCGATACCCACAACTGGTTCATATCTCTTCTTTGTGGCGTGTTATTTGATTCGTCACAAACCACATTGTAGGCATCCAAACCACGACGGGCCTGGATATCCGCCATGAATGGGTTAATCAGGGTTCTGACTTGTGCCCAAGTGGTCGAATCATTTGGCTCAAAAACGAATGCTCGAAGTATCTGGACCAGATTCTTCTTTAGATAGATTAGCAACATTCTCACGTTGACTCTATCTAAAGCAGTCTCAGTCCGCTGCAGCGTCCGTTGACCAAAAACGACAATCCCGTCTTTCGGGAATGACACTAACGGATTAACAGCATTGCCGGACCCGTACAGGAGATCTCGCTCCCCTTGGCTTGGGTTGTATTCGACGGCCAGAGGGGTCAGCAAGTAACCACGGTTGATACCTGCCGGTGCCATCCATTGATCGGCAACTCTCGAAGTTCTTGCGAATACTGAGGCAACTTGACCAGATGGTGGAGTCCAGATATTTTGCTTACTGAACTGGTCATAAATCTCTAGCCAGCCCCAATACAAAGCACCGTAGCTACTGTTAATGGCATGTGACAAATCTGACAGCAGCATTCCATTGTGCCAATCAACAACCTGTTGTGGTCTTAATCCAAATGGCGGATCGACGATATAAAGAACATCTCCACGGCTTTCGCACAATTGCAACCCCTGACCTATGACAGCTCCCGATGTCATTCCAGGAATGATCAAGAGATTGATATCATAAGTTTCGGAGTTTTGAATTCCATACATTCCGCTGGAATCCTGTGGATTACCGATGATAGCAGCATCCAATTCGCTCGAATATGCCGGATCGGTAGGAATACCATTGGCACCACCACTGAACGTATGGCTCGATAGCTGTGCTGGCTGCCGCACTTCATAGGTGGTCGGATCTAATTCATCATTGTTCAAGAACGACGGGCGGTCCTCCCAATTGACGAAATCATTTCCATTGGTACCACCATAAGTAGTACCTGGGTTCAAAACACTTCCAATGTACCGATCATCGGTCTTGTCGAAGCTAATGTTCTGCACATTGTCGGCTGTCGCCCCATCAGGATCGCTGATGACCAACTGATACCGTGCGGCAGAGTTCCCGGCGATTTGCGTTTGCAACTGAAGGGTCAGAGTGTATCTATCCAACCAGGTCCCTGCGCTTGTCGCCACAAACCATCCAACAATATTCTGAAAGTAGGCGGTATCCAATGCGCACTGCGCGCTGCTAGGATCTGACTCACAGGATAGTGGTACAGACGGTGTGATTTCGCCAGTTGCGGGCAATGAGACACGACTGTCATAGAACCCGCGATACGCCTTTGTGTAAGGAGAAAGCACTCCGATTTCTTCCGCAAACATCAAAGTCTTGAGATTGGAATAGTTCGCCTTCAACATCAACTGATCGAGCTTGTGTGTGTCGGACGTCAAGACAATGACATGTTGAATGTTGCCAGGGGCAGTAATAGCAAACGAGGTAAAGTACGTCTCGCCGCCATACACTCCATTGCTGTTGATCGCAGCCGCGATAGTAGCCACAGACAAATTAGTACCAACCGGAATGGTGAAAACGATACTGATGGTGTCGCTTCTGTCTGCTGGTATTATATCAATCGAAACTCGATTGCTCTGGCTATTGATGAAGTACGGCTCTGCATCAGTCCCCAACAGATAGCTGCGTGGGATATCATACACGTACTGTTGAACCCCAACTTCAGCAGCGAAGGCGCAAGATCCAACCAACTGGATACGATCACCAGCAACTTTCGTCCGAAATTGAGGATATTCAGTGCCGCTCTCAGTGACAACGACAGCCACATACTCTTCTGTTGTTATCAGTGTGTTGACTGCTTCGATAAAGTCGTCAGCAGTAGTGTAATCAGCAACTGGCATGATATATGCCGTGCCAGTGCCATTCACTTCGACATCGAATTCTCGGTTATACGGCTTGGCGGTAAATCCGAAAACGTCGTTTGCGTCAAGCCGCCCATCAGTTACAACGATTTCGCAAACAAGACCGTCGCCGATCTCAATATCGGTACTGACACCGGTTGTCTTCTCATCAAGCGTCCCACTTACCATCAGGGCACTATCTCTACTACGGAAGAGATTAAACGTACAACCCTTAATGGAATAACCATCATCAGGGGCACCAGTGATGAATAGTGAGAAGGTGTCGTCAGTGCAACCGGTATATTGATCGCTGACATATGTGCCAGTTGTGAAGTTCAACGTAGCATCAGTCGGCCCATCAGTGACTGATACACTAACATCGGTAAAGGTGATATCTTCGACACCGGCGTCATGGAATGATAATGGAGCAGCTTCTGTCACAGCCCTTAGCGTCAGCTTGCCATAATCAATTCCTGTAAAGACTGGAATTCGATTCCAGCCATTCAGGCAGTTGCCGGAAGTGTCAACACAAATGTCGCTGAGTTCCTCAGGTTGTCCATCCTGGCATTCAATGCCGACTCGAATAATATATGCCTGATTGCTCTCTTCAAGGTAAGCAAGTACAGCATACATTAAATAACTCTCGACAAAGGGCTCCCCGAATACGTCAATTGCTTGTTGTGCACTTGTCACAAAAGTGGGGGTATTCATTGGACCTTTTTTGGCAGTCCCCACAAATGCCGCACGGAGCGGTCCGGCAGTACCAGTAACTGCACTAAGGTCTATTTCCCTTGGATAAACACCAGGGCTGAGATATGTGGGCATTTGTTAATCTCCGTTGTCGAGTATCAAACTACGATAGATTTGCCGACAACTAGGGGCGACAAGGCAAATCTTAATTTCTCTTAATGCTAAAATGCCGCCAAACCAACAGCGGTTCTCTTATATATTTCGCTCGATATGTATAGCAGCCCACAGAACATTAGATATTCGTAATATGACCCTCAGACTTGAGGGACAGACTTTTCGCTATCGTGAAGAATTCTTATCATCCGCTTAGTTGTCAGATTAGACACTTGCGAATCATTCAAAAAACTCTTCGGAAGCCGGACCGTTTTGCCGGGCCTCAAATAGATAGTCTGTTCATGCAAAAAGAAGTCGCCGCCCGGTGGTCGTACAGATATTGGTATCATCTGCCTACTGCTGTTGTAAATCTGAACGACAAAATTGGTCTCTCTGGTATGTTGCTTCATGAGTTTTACCCTAAGTCATAATATAACCCATGATGGTATTTACGCAGAAAATCTGCTCACATATTTGCATTACTAGCAGGTTCATAAAATAGCCTAGTCGTGTTGCCACGCCCAACTATTTCGCCAATTGTCTGCTCTTTCACGGTGTTGACGTGTCCAAGAATTGTGGGGACTACCAACTCTGGCAGAGGTAGCCATGCTTCTGCTGTCATAGAAAATTCATACCGCGTATTGGCTTTTTGATCAAATCCAGCCTCTTTTTCACTTGTATCAGCCCAGCCTTCATATCTAAGCTGCACACTACCCCGTAAATGATGGTCACTCATCACAAATTCAGCAAGGGGGTTGAATCTGGTAGCAATCTGAGCAGCAGCATGGTCTGCATCATTCTTCCATGATGCCCAAATTGTTAATGTATACTTAACCAAAAAAGGAACAGGGCGTCTTATCAATGCTACTCGATCCATGCGGCTGCTTGTATATCTGCGAGCCATAAACAGCGCAGGAGAGCTGAATTTGTATGGATTGAATTCGTGGCTGATTCGACTTATTGAAGCGACTGGAAATTTGACCCTTCCATCCTTCAATTGATCGCGCCAAATAAGCACACTCTTATCGCCGCCAGCCACTTTGATTCGCATAAATCGATAAGAATCTTTAGTTGGAATTCTTATTCCTGACCAATAGGTCTTCATGGCCTCATCTAGCGCACGAAACCCAGGCATTAAGAATTCTTCTGCATACTCCGGCTGCGTTCCGAGCGGGTCTCCATACAGGCTGTGACGCCCCTGCTGAACATCACTGCTTTGTGCAACAGCTGTTGGATAAAGTTCAATAGCTGGCTTCAACTCAGGCCCTGGTACAGGCTTTGAAGTTCTGGGCGTCTCAAGAACATCTGGTGTGAATTCGTAAAGAGCCATTATCTCGCACCCTCGTTCAAGAATGTAGCCAAAGCACCAGGCATAACCCCACGACAAATCCCAGTTGGTGTGGCACCTAATCGTCGTACAAGACTACGAAATTGACGTTCATACTTAACTTTCTTCTGTGGCTCGACCCAATCACCGATATGTAATGAAATCAATGAGCCTCCAGGAACCTGCTCTATGGAAATCTTGACATCTTTTACGCCCTCATCAAAGCTGCTTAACTCTCTACGTATGCTCTTTCGAAATGTATTACTGAAACTACCAGCCTTTGCCTGCAGATCTAATCCTATTTGACCAATCAATTCTCTTACGTTAGAAAATTCCTTCATTAATCCACCTCATCAGTATATTCATCGATGCTTGCTGCTGCATCTTGAGGAGGTCGAATATTAACATCACCAACAATTAGTGTAGTGTAACATTTCAGGTATAGCCAATTATATCTGAAATTACCAATTTCAGATGCGTTATCGACCATAAAATATTTCGGTTTCTGCTGAGACAATGAATCGAATGGTAGCTCAATTAAATCCCCAGGTCGGAACAGCCTGTCTGGTAATAGATCTGCTACTTGTTCGAGAGCAAACACGACTTCTTGTTTGTTCGCACAATCAACTCCCCATAGTGTCAGTTCATATTCCATAGGGTTAGGAATGAAAAACCCTTTAATGCTGATAGGAGCCCAGTATGTCGGGTCTGCGTCTTCATCGAACACTTTATCATGGTCCATGTTGTCTGTCCGAGGATGAACGCGGACAAGAGCACCGTTGACCTGGACCATTTCAAATGCTATTTTCTTAGCCATCATTATATCAGACGCATCTGCGTCATGAACCTGATAGAGAGGATTGGACTTCTCGATATCGCTACGAAAATCCACCTGCATATCAGATGATAGCGGTCTCTCATCGACATTAGTAAAGCTGTGAATCATTTATTTCTCACATCGAGAGAGGAATTTCGCCCTGCGCTTCTCTAGGATCGTTGCCATAATAATAAGGCCCAAATAACAAAGATGGGGCAATCCCGTAAATTACCCCCTCAGGAACATATCTCTTCACTGGCGGAGGCGGCTGTTGGTTATAGTCCTTCGCAGGACACCATCCTTGATCTATCTGTCCGCAATCAAGTTCTTGCGGCTCGCTATCATTACTATTACCCAAACTACGCAATATCGCATAATAGTCAGGCATAGGCTGACACGGACATTCTACATTATATGGAGGAAGCACAAACCATTTTTTAGCCGAGCCATTTGATTCTCCGTTGTTTATCTGCCACTCGACAGTAGAACCAGGAATTGCAGCCAACGCAACTGACAATTTAACATAAGCACTTTGGCACCGATGTAGCCAAGACAAACTTGTAGTTGTGAATGTCGCTTCTGGCTCACAACCAGGAATAACTACACTGTCTGGGCCGACCACTTCCAATTTGTTGGCTATGTAGATTTGTCGCATGGCAGCCTCACTTTGCTACCATATATTTTATGCGACGATATCGCTCTCGCCTATATGGCCAGCAGACAAAGAGCCGCGTACTCCTTGCTGGCGTATGAGATTGTCAGCCCTATTCTTTATATCTTTTAATCTTGCTATAGCTTCACCAATAGATCCAGTAACAAAGAAATCTTCAATTCCCAGGGCATCAGCCAAATTTTTCTTTCCGGTTCTGCTTATATCACTTGGTATTTGTATTCTTACTCTGTCATCGTCCTCGATAGTAACCATGATAATCTGAGAGTGTGGCACTATCGCATTTCGACCAGCCTCGATATAAACTATAGCATCATCAGTAGGTGATTCTGCAAGTTTGGTGTCAGGCTTACGAAATCCCATTCTTTGTAGAGCTACAGCAAGCTTGCTAGCTAATGAATTCTTAAGGGCAGTGACGTCTCCGAGTTCAGATGACGCCGTTCCTTCAGATAACAACGTTAATCGCATATTATCACCTAAGCAGATGGCTCCACTGTCTTAAAGAATTTGTTTATGGCCGCATCAAGCGTTTTTGCGGATTGATAGCATCTGTGTGTATTGCAATAAAAATATGTCTTTCCGCGAATCACAGATTTCTTTATTGCCGGAGTTGCACCACCATTTTTGCCATGGTGCCAAGTAGCTGCAGCATTCATCACTTTGTTACGTTCTTCGTCAGTCAGCTTTACCTTGTTCTTCTCCAAGGTATCGTACTGCGGCCCAGATTCACTTAGTAATTGCAATCGCATTATTCTTTTTTGTTGGCCTTGAAGTATGCATTGACACCGCTAATGGCAATGGCGCTGATAAAAAAGATGCCGAAAGTCAAAAACGTCTTCGATGCTATTGCCGGATCAATATTGGTCCAAATCATAGCCATGCCAAGCAAGGCACTTAAGATGATCGTGACAATACAGACGACAAAACAAATTTTGTTCAGTGTGCTTAATTGGTTCATGATTCTACTCCGGTGATGGTGATGATAACGGTGACGGAGAGGGTGACGGCGATGCCGAAGGAATAGGTGCTCCACCATTAATCACAGCATAGCTAAAAGATGCATGATCCACAAAATTTGAAGCAATAACAAATGAGCCTTCAGATTTTGTTTTAATTCGCCAATAAGCATAAGTTGGATTGCCGCCATACATTTGAGCGTTTGTCGATTGTAATAAAATTGTTGAATTAGCTGTAACACCAGCATTCATGATAGTTGTATCAGTAGCTGGAGGTATGCTTAGTTCGCCACTGCCCAAATAGATACCATCATATGTATCAATATCTATACGAAAGATGGCATAATCAAACGTTTCTATGCCAGCAGCGTTTTCATGTCCAATTGTAAAATAAGATCCCATCTGATTAAAAACTCTTGGCCATCTCATAAAAGTATTACAGGTCGATCCAGTTGCTTGTAGAAATATTTTCGTATATGGGTTAACAAGAGGATGGTTAATAGTTGTACTAGTACCAGCATTAAGCGTGCCACTGCTAGCCCCAATCATCTCGTTAGATCCGTTCAAAACAATATAATTGATTAATTCATTGCCTTGTCCTTGATTATGCGTAATCACAAATGAACCATTAGACTTAGAACTGACACATAAAAGATATGCTGCTTGATTATTATCTGATTTTAATGTAATAATTATCGAAGTTGGCGACACGTTCTCGTCATAAACCGTAGTAGAAGTAGCTGCGCTAAGCACACACGTACCTCTAGAAAGAATATCAGGAAATGGAGATGGCGACAATAATGACGGCGATGGCAACGATGGTGATAGTGATGACGATGGTGATAGTGATGGAGATAGTGACGGAAAACATATTACATCTCTAGGAAATGAAATATAGTCGAAAGTTTCCGTGCCTGCAGCAGCGCTAGTAGAAAGAATGATGCTATCAATACCGGTGTTGTATAGTTTCCAATAAATATTAAATAACGCGCATGTAGCCTGCAAAAAGACCATAGTACCACAGGGTAATAACGGATCAGTCACAGTTGTAGAAGTTCCTATAGTCAATGTGTCACTTCCAAGACAAATGCCGTCCGTACCGCTCTCCATATTAAATATAGCATAATCGAATGTCTCAATGCCACTTGCAGATCCGTGTGCTATTTCAAAAGAGCCATTAGACTTATTGATAATCCCAGGGAATTTTTCAAATGTACCTGGACTCGTAGCTTGCAAAAATATCTTAGAATCCACGTTCACATTGGCATCATAAATAACAGTAGATGTTCCATTTTCCAGCGTACCGCTACCTGTTTTTACGGCACCGCTTGTGTCATTAATCATGATATAAGATGCGAGTTCATTACCTTGTGCATTTACATGATTTATAACAAACCCCGATGTAGTTTTATTAGAAATATAAGACACTAACTGGTTATGTGGTTCCCCGATTTTACTATCGAATTCTAATAAGATAATAATTGAAGATTCGGAGCATCTATCATCTAAAATGTTCGTAGTAGATCCCGCAGAAAAGGTGCAACCCCTCCCTAATAATATACCAGGAAATGGTGATGTAGATGGCGACTGCGAAAATAATGGCGATAAAGATGGCGATTGTGAGAATAATGTAGACAAAGAAGGTGATGGCGAAAATGACGGTGATAACCAAGATGGCGATGGAGATCTCGATGGTTCCGTCACAGAATTAACTTCTCTCCATCTGCTACTTGTAACATCATAAACAAGCTCTATCGTCCCGCGCGGCGGAATGCTAACTGCACCGCCAGTTAATGTAATAATCCTATTCGCAGCTGTGGTATTTCCACTCTCATTAGCGAAATCGATACGATATGACCCTACATTGATAAACAATATAGCATTAGTTGGTATGCCATCTCCGCTACCTTCTCCAGACGCTATTCCGCTGATTGTGTAGGCAGCATCGCTCGTCAATCTGTTGAAGTCACCAAAAGCGAGATTATTGAGATCCGTAGCTGATGTAATATTGATGTCGAGTTCTTGAATTTGCATATTCGCCTCTCTAATCTGTTACCCCACTACCGGGGATTATGCTTTGATAATGGGCATGGGCTCTCCCAAATGCACGGCCTTTTCAATCAAAGCGGCTTTTTCCTCTTTTCCTTCACTGGCTAGTGCTTCGCCGTCTAAAGCGAGACTACCGCCATCAGGCATCGGGACTCCAGCAATTTTTCTACGAGCAGCGCCGACCATGATTTTCGTTTCAGCCAGAAGCATCTCACTGGCCAGCATGCGTGCTTGTGGGCTGCGAAAATGTGTGATAGTTGGATAATAAAGAACAGTCACAGGGAAAGCACCCTTTGGTGTCGGATACAATCTTATAAGTTGATTGCCTGGTCCAGGTCCGCCTTCATTAAGCACATCCCAATGCCCTATAGTTCCAAGAATTTGTTGAGAAGACCGACGATACGCCTGCAACAAATAATAATCTGTCAGGATGTTCTGAATACCAGAAATATTGCCGATGTTAAATAGAAAGCTTTCTGCACCAAAGACATCATCGATACGAGTTGTAACCGGGTCCCATTGAACTTCTTGAATCCAATAGGCATCATCTGGCATCGCGTAAGTTGGAACTAACGGCTCTGTATAAAAAAGAGCAAGCTTCTGTTCTCTAGGAAAATAACCAGCTATAAAATCGCAAGTAGTGCGCAGAGCTATTTCAAATTGAGCTTCAGAAATCTCTACATTAACAGCCGGATGCCCAAGTTGAGCCAATGCGTATGCCTTCATTGGATCTGGGTTGAGCTTTAAAACCACAGGCAAATCATTTGGTCCAACTATAGCCATATACTCAGATCCTCCGTCATATCTTTGAGACAAGGATACTTACTTACCGACTACAGAGATGAGAATAAGTTGCTATGTCGGGAATGTGATCCCAGAATCGCCAAACGTAATGTCTTTATAATTGAGTCTAAATAGCTCCGGATGTCCACCGGAATCATCCGTGATAGCTGCAGCAGCATTATTAAGAAGAGTACGTAGAGCTGCTGCTTCGTTGTTGACAGTAGTAGTCGGATAATTGCTGTCATTACCCCATAAACGTGGTCCTCTTGGGCCAGTAAGGACTTCGTTCGAATGAATAAGCATCATTGGCAGTGCAGGTTGAGCGCTGGGGCTGCTGCTGGCTGTATAAAATCCTTCAATCATCAACAACGAAGGATTATTACCAAATTGTGGGCGAACACCCGTCCCATCAACAATACTGCCAAACTGGCCACTTAAGCCGTTTTGTCCACCACCGGGGATAGGCAATGTAATTCCAGATACCGCCTCTAATTCAGCGTAAAGCTGAACGCCGAGGCGCTGCAAATCTCTGACATATACCCATTTCTCTCTGCCACGTGCAGGAACAGTTCGAAAGTAGGCAGTAAATGGAACTTGGGCGGACATATTAATCTCCCATCTAATGTGTCATAACTATATTTGGCAAGCAGATGCCTTCGTAGCAGTGTAGGCACTTCAATATCTAGCAGCTATTTCTGAGCCCGATCAACCAAATGCTTAAACATCCACAAAGATAAATCACAGCCCTGCTTGATTCTTTTCCTCAATATTTTGCTAAACCGAGGATTATCTTCATTTCTGCGGACAATTTCGTCCCGATATCGCTCAAATTCGTCTGCATTTTCCTCAGTTTTTAGTTCTTGCATTGCATTTGCAAGGTGATCCAATTCTTCCTCGTTGTCGTCGACCTCAAGCCTTAAAGCCCTCTGAGCGATTTCATACATTGCGTCTCTTAAATCATCCCCTTTTAGGCTGTGACGATTAAGAGCTTCAGACAGGATTTTATCAAAGTGTCTCATATAAGTATGTTTGGATACGACAACAGCGGCTTTTTAGGGCCGCTGTTGTGGTCGAGTTCATAATGCTATCGCTAGCATTAGGTTGCATGAACGGCGGCGTCTGCTCGCAGGTCTGCCTGGAGGTCTCGTGTCAGGTTGGCCTGGGTATTGGTCAAGAACATGTCGCTTCCAATCTGGAAAGCGAAATCGATACCAGGAAGATTTTCCTGGGCCGAAGCAAAGCTCTCGACCTTGTACAGACCGACCACAATCGGGAAGCCACGGCTTGCGCCAAAACGAGCTTCGCCGCAATACGGGCTGAAGTCCGAGACAGTAGTATCCCTGGCCAAAACGCCGACCAGTATTTCCTGTCCAGGAACACTCATGACCAAGGGACGTAATCGCTTGATCAAAGCACCGATTGCCTCATGGCGAAGATCTTGGCGATAGCTTCGGACATTCCGAAAAACCGAAATCGCGGTATTGGCTGGTTGAGCACTCATCGTTAATCTCCGACAAAGGTTGTTTACGCTTACTATCTTTTCTCTGCCCACATTAATTTTGCTCGAATAATCCAAATAATTACGAAATAGAACGTATTTTAACACTATGGATGTCTATGACTTAGCAGAGCAATACTACATAAATACCGAGGAGTATGACAGGACCATATGTACTTGCAGGAAGAATGGTACAGCTGTTCCAATAACTGGTATGGAATATGCTCTAATATCTAGATATGCTAAACGATGGCGAGACTGCATCCTCGATATAGGGTTCTCGTCTGAAGAGCTGCAAGCTGCATTTAAATATTTCTCTACTCGCAAAGAACTACCACTACCGCCATTATGACTTATTGCCTCTTCTGCACGCAAGGGCAAATGACAGCCCAAGAAATGAAAGTTGAATGTGGAACTCAAAAATGGGTGCCTATCTTAGTAATACGTGAAAAAGATAGGCCCATAGTTCCTGTATTCGAAGATCCACACATAGCAATGAGATTCGCTAGAAGGAATCTCCCTGAAGAATGGTTTTGTGGCACAGTAGAACTAGATATACGCGATGCTAAATGGATGGATAAAAAAGGATGGCAAGCAATAAAATTCACTTATCCACGAGTACTCAAAGATGTTTTCGTATTCGATGTAGAGATACTTGAATACGAACCAGATCAAAAACTTATCATGAGAATTTAGCTATTCTGGCTGCTCTAAAATATCAGTTTCATCTCTATCAATTGATAAATCATTACCAAATTGTTTTTTGAACTTATCAAAAAATTTCTCTGCTTCGTTGACTGTCTTAAATTTCGTAGGGACGCATATCACATAAATCGGCTCTGTGTGGCCGACCAGATACACACGACGTGATATTGTAACATAAAAGAATTCTTTTGACTCTACAAGATCGAATCCTATTTCATCGCCAGACGATAGGTGGGAGATCCAATCTTCCTCACTACGTATAGTAAATCTAAAAATCTTCTTATCGGCTGCATCGAATTCAAGCACTATGTTGATCATATCCAGCCCTTTCTAGTATCATCTTAAACTGTGCTAATTGTGACCAGTGTGTCAAATAATCTTTAGTAGCTTGTTCAACGACAGATTGCCAAAGCGGCAAATCAACACGTGAATCCAATTCACTCCATTCTTTCACGATAATGGCATTGTGTCCATCTATCAAAGGTGGAAGATATGGCGATCTCTGTTGCCTCGTTATTATTGTGCGTCCAAATATAACAGCTTCTATAAATCGTAGACTTTTATCGCCAGCACCACGCAAATCGACACAAGCTGTATAAGAGAGCAAGTTTTTAATATATTGATGTGCTGATGCTCCGGCAACCCATAGTAAATTGACCCATGTCGGCATGCCGCTTGTGTTACGTCGCTCACCATATCCACTGCGTCCCATAAAACCGGCTAACCCGATATTCTCTACCGTAAAAGCGTCTCTGATGGTTTGAACATCATCATCAAGATAAGCATAATCTAACCCCATTTTAGCAAATAGATCAAAAACTTGTGTTGAGGTCCGGTGTGCTACAGGGATCGTCTTATGACCATGGCTCTGCAATAGCTGTGGAGTACAATTCACTGGCATATACAAATCGCATCGATTCTGAACAGCACCACCGGATTCTCCTTTCCAACTGCCATCTCTTTCTCTGAAAACTCTATCAGACGAACTTAAACAAACCTTATAGGCTAGTAGATTCTCTATATTTCTCCAATTGCGATCGAAATAAAATGTGTCTGATTTCGCGATATACAAGGTCACATCAGTATAATCATTTGATATTAGATGTTCAACGCGCCGCAAAATCGGCATTTTTGCTAATTGATTATCGGTAGCTATTACCTTCACAGAAAGATGCATACGATCTGCTATTTCTGCCAAATTTGCAAGCTGATATGCACAGCGTGGCAGTCTGTTTTGGCTTAACATTGAAAAGTCTATTGCAATCATTTAAATTTCTCTACTGCACATAACAGCGACTCTGCTTCCCCGTCAAATCCCAGTGACGTCATCAACGTAGCCATTCTATGATGATATGTATGGGCTTGTAAAACATCTTGGCGCTGTGTTTCAGCTATGCTTGACAAAAAGCTCTGATCAGCAAGTAGGCTCCTAATCTCAAAATGGAATGACTTAGGGTTGCTTGCTATTATTGCGTGTGGAAGATATCTCTCTAGACCCTTCGCAGGATCGTGAACTACAACTGCACCGCTTAATGCCGCCTTAAACACCCTTTCAGGCAAATCGATTCCATGTTCTAGTGTATGAGGTTCACTAATACACGGTGCAATTTTACAACTTGCCAACAATATTGGCACTTCTTCATCTGTGATTTTGCCGGAACATAATCCTTCTGGCCATGTGCCCCATCCGCATACTCTGTGCGATATAGACTTATCGCGCAATACCGGCAATAAATAGGCATCTATATCTTGGGCTTTATATGGCCAGCGGCCACCGACATAACCTATATCGAATTGGTTATGTGTTCCATTTGTATGTTTAAATATCGTGACATCTCCAGCTGTCGCCATCGGAATCCATTGGGCCACGTTTGCCCAATATGACCAATAAAAACGATCGCTTTCATGTGCATAGCCGAAGACAACATTCGGTCGCACCGATTTAACCCATTCAATCGTATCAGTTGATTCGTTGATGTTTGGCTCTACTTTAATTGGGCCAAACGGATTTACTTGCAGTGCGACCTTACATGATCGCACACTCGGTATCGGCTGCTTATGGCCGCTCGATCCAATATAAACATCCGGAGCAAAAGACTGCCAAGTATTGTAGTTACCATCCCATCTTGCTGTCTCTATGCCAACATCACGAAGTGCGTTTATCATACTCTCAGTAACGAAACCCCATGCACCACCGGGTTTATTACAAAATAACACACGCATGCTGTTATCCTAATCTAAATGATGACCACGCCCACTTCTGATTAACAATTGACGCTGGCGAGTTATTCTATCATTGAGCGACAATGCATCGAGCTTCTGCCCTAATTCTTTGTTCTTTTTATGAAATGCCGCCCAATTATTAACTCTTATATGATATAGATGTAAAAGATCGAAATGTCTGTTTTCACGCCAAATAGTGGCCTTCGACAATCTAAAATAAAAATCGTTATCTTCTACACCATATCCCACAAATTCTTCGGAGAAGCCGCCTATTCTCCAATATGCTTTTCGGCGACATGCAATTGTACCACCTTCAAAATAATCGACTAATAGATCATACGGTGGCCGATTAATTACACCAGTTGAGTTAATTGCTTCTGTCGCAGCTGCGCCTATGTAAAATATCTGCTTGCAAAGATGGCATGATTCTGCTGTAGTCAATTCGTCAGCGACTGCTTGAAAATATTCACCAGGTGCTAAAGTATCTGCATCATGTAAGACTAGCATGTCACATGTACATATGCTTACGCCAACATTCCACGCTTTACTCTTATTGAATGCTGCGCTTGGCTGTCCCACTGTAAAAATGTGCATTGCAGGAGCACATTCATTATCCTTAATTTTAGATCGTTCATCTTCCTCGGACATCACGATTTCAATATCTGGAAATCGTTGTGCTCTGATATTATTAAGAACAGTAAATATAGAGCTTTTTCTGTCGATTTCCCGAAATGGTATCACACATGATATGCGCGGCACCATGGTTTTATCACTAGCCTCAACATAAACAGGTCTGACGCCAACTTTATTCAATATTGCCTTAGCCGCTCTAAACTTTTCAATTCTATTTTCCACAGCCGAATGTTCTGCATGGACTATAAAATATGCGTCAGAACCATTGACATCGAAAAAACCAGGTTGTTGTAGCTTGCTATCCGACAGCCTGGTAGACCAATCTACATGCTCAACACCATATTGCCCAAACTGCTCATCAAAATATCCAATATTAGAAAAAGCAGTATGATCAAATGCCATTACAGCGCCGTGCGGTTTATTATCCACGACATTCAAAACAACGCCATTTACTGTTACATTATTTCCTTTGACAGCGCCATATACTCCAGGCTGCCGGTAGCAAAAATGATGAAAATTGGTTCGTTGCATTACCGAAAAATAAAAATGCTCCCACCCTTCTGCCAATATTTCAACATCGTCGTTCAATAGGAGTTTCTTAGGAAAGCGTGAAAGACACCTCATCAAACGATTACTATTACCAGCGACACCTAATTGGTTTTTATTCTGTACAACTATTATGTCGCCACGTAATTTAAGCTCTTCTAAGTATTGTAGTTGATCTGGGTTCGTGCTGCCATCGTCACTCACGAATATAGTTGTGCGACACGTATCCGTATACTGAGAAATAGAATCTATCAACCGACGTAGCGATGCTGGTCGATTATATGTCAATATTCCAACACCAACGCCGTTGCTAATCGGATATACTTGGCCTGTAAAGTTCTTTGATCGTGCCGGATCATTATTTCTGTGCATACGCCCTACGATGGGACGTTGATGTTTTACATCTTTTATTGGCTGTCTTACTATCTTGACTGGCCGCCCCAGCTGGCGCACAGCCCTGATCTCTCGTCTTGGAGGCGGTGCTACGGGTATTTTGTCGACATTAACTAAATACCCTTTAGTCCCAGCGTTATCCTTACTAACATAGCGATCAAAAAAGTCGGGCAGTCTTACTCTACGTCCTTTTCGAATATGTATAGTATCACCATTTGGCCCAACCAAGTACAAATCGTGTGGGTGTGGGTTTAGATACTCTGGCACAATCGTTTCCAAACATCATATAATTCTGTTTCGAGTTGTTCCAAAATCCCATTGTTTCGTACTACCACAAAAAGATCACAAGACTTCTTGTATTTTGGTAATGACGACTTGAATCTATCAACATAATCACATAACAATGTTTTGGACAACTGCGAGTTTCTTTCTAAACACAAATCAACATTGGCTTGAACGAAAAACAAGACTACCTTATGTAGTGCTTTCTTTGCGTCAGCTATCATCGATACGTGCGAATTAAACTTTGAATTACACGTATCTAATACAATGATTTCGTTAGGTGGTACTTGAGCGATTGCTTCTTTACACTTCTCAAGTGCAACAGACCAACAACCTATATTGAATTCTCGTTGTGTTTTCTCATCCAATGTAGCTAGATTTTCAGGAACCCAGTCTGACGGTCTGATAATATGCCAAGTATATTCTTTATGCTTGGCTAGAATATCTATAGCCTTCGATTTACCCGCAGCTGGGAGCCCTGCTGTTAGAACTAAAATGACACCACCTCGCTTAATCGTGTTGAACCTTAATATAAAGCGGCATCAATTTGCCATCTGCTTCAGTAAACCTAAATCTACTTGGCTTGATTATGACACCATCACCAAAATTTCCTGCTCCATCTCTGATTTGCTCAATTAACTGTTCAGATATTACGTCGACCTTCAATATCTGCTGTGTATCAAACGTCTTGCCAAATACATCTCTAATCATCCCTGGACCAAGAAATTTATTCAAACTTAGCCTAATATCTACCAAAACCGGAACACCAGTATCAAGTGCAAAATAATAAATAGCTTGCTTGACACCAGCAGCATTCGATATGGCTGCCAGAAGTTGTCCCTGTTTATGCAAGAAGTCGATTGCAACAAGAGACATAGAATCCTTAATATTTGCCAAGTCGATCGTCTGGCCGTTCCAATCGCCCATTGATATACTAACATTGCCGTCTTTATGCGTTATCAGGCAGCTAATGCCGACATTTTGATAATATTTAACTATATAACACAACATATTGGAAACCATTGCCAAATCCGACAACGGTTCAGGGTGCGGTAGCATTACCGGGACGATTTTAGATATACCAGATTGTGTTCCCATCTATACACTGCTGGATATACCAGCGTCCGCGTTTATTGTTACGGATATGATCCAGATCAAAAACGTATGCATTCTTTTGTATTTCTTCATCTGTCAAAGTAAAAAGCAACCTTGGCGTTCCTTCAAATATGACAGACGTTTTGCCACTCTTGGGATCGAAATTGTTTACGAGGCCGAACCAAACCCGGAACCAGCCAGCCCACACAACAAAGTCAGCATACCGTGGCTTCCATGTCGCTAATGCTTTATATGTTGCTAGCGGCGGCAATTCGATTTCTCTCATAACTTCTTCTCAGTTTTGAATCTAGTTAGTCTGTGAACAAATATGTCATAACGATACGTAAAGCCATCGGACAAATCCCATTGGATATAATGTCCACAGCGATAACCGCCAAGAGTTCTACCTATCACCGGATCGATGGCAATAAAATTATTCTCGGCCATCACTGATGGAGATTTCATTTCTTTGCCATCGACAGCTATTGGTATCTGCTCATCTCGAACTTGAGCGGCTGCCTCCTCTCTTTGCTTAACCATATTAAGCCCTTCGAGCAGGACATCTCGCACAGAGCTAGTCTTCGTTTTTGCTGATACACGAAACTTTTGGCTACGGTTTTCAGTGTCTGTCCCAGTCATCTCAGCAGCCAGAGTAACATCACTAGCGCTCGTATTAATCGTAGCACTTGGCTCTAGTTGGGCCAGTACACGCTTAATATCTGATGCGGTTCGTATGGTAGGAGGCTCAAACCGTTGGCGGTTCAATTCCGATTGAGTCCGCCTCGCCAACTCCCTCTCCAAATTCTCCATCAGAACCTCCATTATTATTTACATCAGTGTCAATGTCAATAATCTTCAAATTGATATCTATAGCCGCAACACGACCGTTATGAATTAACCTGAAGATAGAATGCCACAGATTTGCAAAACCCCAGAGGGCAATAGTTTTTACTATGATATTATCGGCAGCGATAAGTGAAAAATATCCCCCCGGCAAAAACAAAGAGAAAAACAGAGATGTCCAAAAACTAGTACACCACCCACACGACACCAAATCGGACGACCATTTCGCCGCTTTGACAAAAATCCTACTGATAAATATTTCTTCATATTTATCAGTCAGCTGATCTGCTATTGCGGCCCGGCCCAGAAATTGCCGTAATGGTGCAAAGAATAGTGACGTAGTAATAGCCTCAGTTGCTCGTTCAGATGCTACCGCACAAATTAACCAAGCACCGATAATCGCAAAGTCCATATTCATATATTATTTAATACAGCGATAAATTATACGAACGTTCTATTGCAGCGTAAGCACCGTTTGCGATTTTTTGCTCCATTACCCGTTAGAATCGGAGTCAAGGTGGAATTACACAGCGGACAAACTTTCAAGTCTCTTAGTTGCTGCTTTGTTTTAATAGTTGTCCTAGGAGTAGATCTGATAACAACTTTCGTCGTTGGCGACGGGCGCAATTTGGGAACTTGTGTCAGCCTGGGTGTAGCTTTCGGTCTAACCTGTTGCGCTCCAATAACTCTGTTCTGCGCAACTGTAGCAGCGGCTTTTCCTCCACATCCACCACATCCCATTATACTCTTGCCTTTCTTACTCCAGACCGTTGAATATGGAGAGGTCTATATGATGGCAGATTTTGCTTTACTACCTGCCTAATTACGATTGGCTTACTTGAGCTTGCTCTTGCAACCCTAACTGGTTTTCTATTTCCACATCCACCGCATGCCATGGTTCACCTTCTGGATGATTTCTTAATATCTTTGGTTCCTTCTCGTCTAGAAATAGTCCATCTGGTCTGACATTTGCGGCAAAATCTTTCCATCTACAGATAATAACCGGATCTAACTGAATCTCTGTCGTAATTTTATTCTTTTTAGAAAAAGTAATTGATCCAATTTGTTTCGATAACTTATATGCTCCAAAATAGATATGGGGAAACCACAGTTCCTGTTTGATGGTGTTGTCTTGTTTTGATGTTAATATTGATATAGCGTATTCAGAAAAAGCAACCCAATCAGTGTTTGGATTTGGCTTAAAGAACAACATTGGGAATATCTTATTCCCACTGATATTAGAAACCAATTGTGCATCATAACAAGTCTGAAACCACCATGTTGAAAATAAAGCAGTATTAGGATTGCCCATTAGCGCATCAAGACTGAATCCTTTGCCACTCTTAGCCTCCACAGAAAATCTAAAGTCGTGTAGAACCGCTATTACGTCTGCGGTCGATTCGCGTGCTACTACCGAAGCATCTCTCCCCTCTACTTTCCTACGCCTAAACTCTACCCCCGACCAATCAGTCAATAAGTGTGCTACGTGGCGTTCCTGTGATTTGCCACGTCTTGAATTAGATCTACCAACCCTAGACATCTCTTCTTTTGTTGCCATTTCACGCTTTCTTATAGGAGTTACTATCGCTTCTTCTGGCGACCATCCCCTGTGAATTCGAGAGTTTACAGTTCTTACATCTATGTTCAGATGACGACACCATTGCGTGATAGTTCTAGTCTCGTTTGCAATTGTAATATGTCGTGAATATGATGTATTATTTACTTGCTCTTCTGGTGCCATCCATCTACAATTACCTGGTTCATAACCAAGATTATTTTCAATTCTACCAATTGAATAATCTTGATGTGGTCTGTGACCAACATCCGCCAAAAAATTCTCAAATCGTAACCACCGATCACAAACCCTAATGCCTGCACCACCATATCTCCTATAGAATCTATGCTTCGGGTTAGTACAACGTTGTATCATAGCACTCCAACTAATATATTCAGGTGTACGTCTGTTAGTGCTGCCGTAGTGTTTCGTACAACCGTGTCTGAAATTACGCTTATTCAAAAGCTCGCGTAATATGCAACCACAACTTTGTGTCTGACCGTTTCTTAAGCTAAACCCGCGAATTGGTTTGGTCTTGATTGTACCACAAGAACAAGAGCAATACCAAGCAGAAAATTTACCAGCATTAGGGGCTCGCTCTAGAACTGTCAGCCGACCAAATTGTAGACCGACCATATTGGGTGTCATAGAATATGTTTGATTATGACACCATTTTATTAACTCTTGCTGTCCTGGTCATCTTTATCCTCTGGATGAATTATAAGCTGCTTAAATCTAGCAGCTAATCTAGGATATTCTGTAACAAATCCACCAACTTTATATTTACGAGCCAGATCAAACAATTTATTCTTATCAAAAGTCGGCTGTGCGTCTAATATTCGCTGCACATATAATTGGTTCTTGAGTAAGTCAGGACATAGTGATAAATCTATTAATAATAGATTCCTGATATACGGCTTCATACCTGCTGTGTCGAGAAATTTCTGTCTGTCCACGCTGGATCTAGCCATAGCTGTGCTTTTAATTGGTCCTATACCAGTATAACCATTAATCATATCTGATTTATCGCCGCATAATGCTTTTTGTATTACAGGATCGTAATCTTGAAGAGGCATAAAAGTCTCACGCATAGGATCAAAGCATTTGACGTGAGACATACGAAATACCAGCTGTTGATAATCACTATCAGAAGAGCATACTACAATAGGCGATGGAGCTAAGACTTTGCATGTAGCATAGATTAGGTCGTCCGCTTCCATCCGATCCTTGCTAAACTGCCTACATCCCATGTATGAGAACATGGCTTTCGCAGCAATTTGCGTACTAATTAGCTCATCTTTGATATCGATTGTATATTTATCAGGCTTATCTTTATAACCAACAAAAACTTTCATTCTCCACAGAGTAGATCGCTTTGCATCCCAAAATATATTGACACTCTCTGGCTTGAACTTGTCTAGCCAACCCACCATGAAACGTAACATAATGGTGAAAGGATGCTGATTGCGATATCTTGACTGCTTTCTATTAGCAAAGATTGCCCGATACATCAAATTCCTGGCGTCTACCAATAGTGCGCATTTCTGAGCCATAACATCCCTCATAACAAACAGGGCGAGAGCCCGATAATCGAACTCTCGCCCTGGAATTTACGACATACTGCTAGCTGTCGAGTTCGTCTAATAGGCGGTCGACTTCGCTGTCGACATCTTCACCGCCACCCTCGTCTTCAACCTCTGCTGCTTCGGTTTCCTCAGCTTCCTCGCCAACCTCAGCCTCTTCATCGAATGGAGCTTCTCCAGCGATGTCATTGGAATCTTCCTCAAGCTCAGCTTCAGGCTCAAGATCGTCCTCTAATTCATCCTCCAACTCTTCCTTTGGCTTAGCCTTTGCTGGCGCTGCCTTGGCAGTAGATTTGGCAGATGTGGCAGGCTTGGCAGATGTGGCAGATGTAGCTGGTTTGGCCGACGACTTGGTGGCGGCTGGTTTCGCAGCAGCCTTAGCGGCTGTGGCCTGCTTCGATTCTGTCTTGGCCGGTGGAGTCTCCATAATCTCGTCTTCGACAGCTTCTTCATCCTGATCGAAGCCACCGGATGCCGCCTTGGGAGCCTTACCACTCAAAGCAGCCGCAACGCGAGCAATTTCATCACGATTAATTTCAGGCAGCTTTTCCCACAAGTTGTATCTCTTTGCGAGGATCTCCTTGATGCGCTTCACATCTGCCTGCTTGGTGTTCTTGTCTGTAACAATGGGCCGAGGCGCACCGATGAATTTCGACCTCTTGTATGAATTCATCTGGCCGTCTTTAACCACTTCTAGTTGAAACTGGTTCGCGTTGTTCTCGTCGAAGAATACGCCGAACGGCAACGGTTCCTCAGGATCGCCTCCGTCGTCATCGCGATACAGGCACTCAAGCCAAATATCAACAACTGTCTTCGGTGCATTGAACCAAAATACCTTGCCGCGCAACTCTTCAGGGTTGACTTTGACTGGCGGAAAATAAAGATTGACCAAGTGATATTGGCCGGGAAGCAATTGTTTGCCAATCTCACTTCGCCGTTTCTTGCCTTCTGTCGTTGAACCATCAATCTCTTGAAGCAGATCAAAGGCATATTGGCAAATATCACATTCCTCGTCCTCGATAATGCGAGGACAGCCTAGCCGTTTGTTATCAATGTAATGCGCACCGTTAGAAATCGCAAATAGCTCCATTTCGCGTTCGCACTTCACTTTGCCGTCATTGCAAACGTCGCCGACTCGCAGTGGCGGCAAAATGTAGAATCGATACTTCAGCGTCTTGCCATCTTCAATCTTAGGGGCGCGAAATTCTGTTGGGTCTCGCCCCTTCTTCATCTTGGCTCTTACTTGATTCCTAATAGTCTCAATGTCATATCCCACGTGAAATCTCCTTAAGTTTGTCTACCAGATTGTTCTCTCTCTTGGCGTTTGAAGCCAGCCAACGAACGACTATGCTCGGAACGAAGCCGAATCGCTTCAACCATGTGATATACTTTCCCACAATTCTTCTGCTGTATGATCAACTCGGCTTCTAATCTCACAAGGTCCGCATCGCCATCCAAAAGCACAGCAGTTTGCTTATCTGTCGCTCTGATATTCCTTGCACGGAATTCCTCAAGCATCTTGCGAACAATTGCGTGCTTGCGAGATTTGATTTTTAATTCTAATTTAGCAATGGCGTATCTCAACTCACTGTAAATAGCAGCCCAATAGACATATTGGGCTGGAATACGCTCGTGCTGTTCTTCTAGAATTTCGAAATTTATATCGACATCATCGATCAGATTGATGTGGTAAGACTTATTATCGGGTAGCTTGATGTTGAATTGAAATAGAGAACTATTAGCCACCTCAGGTGGTACGTGTTCTTGGAACCATTGCGGCGAATTTATTTTTTCTTCTGTCATATCAAGACCGTCTGGTTAAATACGTCGACAAGATTGAAACTTATCTACATCTAGATATAGCCCAAACGGCTTCCATTGACACCAAGATTTACCAATATTGACACGCACAGGAAATGTAGGATTGCTTTTCAAGATTCCTGCAAATGGCTTGCACATGATATTAGCTACAGCTCTAACAGTCTCTTTGAATATATTTCTATCCGCATTGCAAGCTATAGTTATAGAATCATGTGTCTCAGCAAGAAGTCTATAGTGCTCTTCCCAAACCTTCCTAATTGTCAATTGCATCGCTTGTGCTATTGATCCCTGCATTGTGGAGTTGAAAGCAGAACGTGGTCTCTCAGCATTGAAAAATTCTCTACCCAATATGCTCCTTACAGGTTGTGAGTTTTCCAATTTCTCTTTCTGAGTAGCCATCCATTTTTTCAATTCTGGAAACATCTGAATGACTGGATGCTCTATATCGATAGAATTGATGGCACGCAACAACATGATTTTACAATCTTTGCGCGGTTGATCTATGATATCTGCTATTGCTTGATATGGATCTGAACCAAGAGACATCTCATTTAAATGCTCATCGCCGCTCAGAAGTGCCGCTACACGTATGTCTGCCGCTCTCCAATCGAAATTCAAAAACAAATCTGATTGATTACCATAAGGATCAGAAATATCGTCTTTAGCAGTCGTTCCTTGTAAATTAAAACCAGTATTCTTACTGCGTCCACTCACTGTCCGATGAGTCCATTTAGGGTATCGACGCAATCCGCCAACTAATACGCCTTGCCGCTCCAAACTCTCATAAACAACAGAAGCATTGGCGGCTACTTTTTGCCAAATCTTCAGTCTACTTCGTTCTAGCTTATCTAACTGATCGTGGACTACAGCTGCAGCTTCATCATACGTATCTGGAATTTGAGGGACCGGTGAGAAAACATCATAAACATTTAGCTGCTCTCGCGGCAGACTATCAAAACCAAAACCATCAAAAGTAAAACCAGTCAATATCGATTTGAAATCATTAGTCACTACTGTCCTGCCACTTAATAATGATTTCTCTAATAGCTTGTAATACTTCGCAGTAAGCTGCTTTATATCATAAATCGTTTTCCCCATATATGGCAAAAATAGGGGATCTATGACTTCTTTTCCCAAAGCTCGAAAACCCGCAATTGCGGGTTTTAGGTTCTTATCGAAAAGAACACAATAATAACAGAAGGAATCGTTAGCTAAAACCATATTAAGTCAAAAAATGCTTCCTCTTAGGCCGTTTCTTGCTACTAGAACGCAATTGGTCAGCCAAATCAGCTTTCTCGCTCGGAGTCCTCATGTACCCATACGGGTCGTCATTCTCCAATTGATGTAAAGCCATATCACGCTGCAATGCCGCAGCGTTTTTCTTCTTGAATTCTCGCCAATCACCGCCAAGAATACGAAAAGATTGTGAGGTCTCTAATAGAGTAGTGTGTGTGTTATGTCCACGACATGCTGGGCATTGCGTCTTCTCAGCTAACTCCTTTTTTGTAGGGAACATTGCATGGAAGACTTCAAATACCAGAGGAATCTGCTCTTCCTCTGTGAGTTCTCTACCAATCTTTTTCTCTTCTACAGCGATACAATCGCTGCAGATATAATTATAAAACGGCATTATCTCTATTCCTTGGCTTTATCAAGCCCAATGACTTGAACAGGCTCGCCAGATACAGCTGCCAAAATACTGTGGAATCGAGTCAAGACGATCCGCGCCTTGTTATAGAACGGATATAGCCCATCTAACAAGCAGATCGGAGTCTTGGGGTTGAATCTGACGGTATTGCCAATAGTAAAAGCGGTACGCATCCCCTCTGGCACCAGCGGGCCAATTCCAACAATAATACCAATAGTCGATTCTTCATCTGGCACTATGATACTACTGTCCTTCTTGACCTCGATTGGAGCAATGGCAACATAATCGTTACCAATCAACAAAGGAGAAACTTGATATACCCCCTTTTTCGGCTGAATCATTTCGATGGTGGTGGTAAGCGATCTTGCCAGTAGATCATTGTCAGGCATTACTGTTCCCTCTATTCGATTTGTTTGATTGACATTTTCTCGTAAAATACTTTGGTGGTGATAGAGACAAACTTTGGACCATTACGATTTTTCGCTATCCAAAGTCTTACAGTCGCCCCATTGGGCGATGGCTTTCCATCAGCTCCCATACCTGCTCTGTATTCATCTGTAGTCTGATTTAAACTGACTACGTAATCGACAGGCATTGCCTTCCCAAAACTCTCAGCTGCCTTATCCAAGTCTATATGAGTAGGATCTGCTGCTGCATTGGGGGCATCATCCCTAGAACCGGATTTAGCACCACTGCGATTAGTCTGTGTAGCCGAATAGACTAAAACCTTTTCATTTTTAGCTAAACCACGCATTTCTGTAGCAACGCTTTTTTGCCTGGTATAATCTCCTTCGTTGTTATTACAGCTGCGACGGCTTAGCATCAACTCTAAATAGTCGAGTACAACTACCTTGGGTTCCCATCCCTTGGTCTTTCGATGCCCTTCAATGATACCATATATATCATCTACGCTGCATTCATCGGGCGGTAATTCATATATCAATAATTCTCCAGATTTGTCTCGGCCCGCACGGATAGCATTACGTACCTTAGTCTGTGCACCCCTGATTTCCTCTTGTTCTTCTTCTGGCAACGAACAAATATTGGCTCTTGTAAAATCACTCATCGGAACTTTCGACATAAGAGAAGCCAGTCTTATGGCAGTTTTATATGTCGAAAGTTCAAACGTGATAAACAAGACGTTATGGCCTTCTTCCATAGCTGAATAAGCCATATTGATTAGCGTTAAGGTCTTGCCCACGCCAGTGGGTGCCAATATAATTAACACTTCACCAGGAGATGGGCCTCCTTCGTTTAATCGCTTATTTAAATCTTTAAAGCCAGTATTGATATGCTCGATTGCAGCATCAGCAAATACTTCATCGATTTGATCATAGAACCAAAACCCTTGCTTTCCAACCGAGTTCAGTGCAGATGCAGAATCGACAATTTTGCGTAAGAATTCATGATCTCGACGCTCATAAGCAGCAACACCTTCATCGGAGTATAGTTGTGAATATAACTGATGCTCTATCCAATCACGCAAGATATTACGCAAAATTGGAGTCTCTCTAGGATCAGATGGCTTATCAACAATAGCTAAAATTTCTTCATATGGATCGTCCATCGTCAAGACTTTAGCTAGCCGATCGTGCAATAGTGGACGAGTTGGCAAGACGCCAAATTCGTCATAATCACGTTTCAGTACTCCAATGATATATTGTACTTCTGGTCTAGAGAATATGTCCAGAGTAATAAACTTAGACGTCGGGATGAACAACTCTGGAAAATCAAGAAATAGCGACACAATACCCGCTTCCATGTTCGGGCCAAAAGGTGTATCGATATTAGATTCTTGTTCCGATTGAAGAGCCTCGATCATTAGCTGAGTCCTTGGTACAAACGTTGCAAATCGTCTAGTTGTCTTTGCAAGTTTGTAATACAGACCTCAAGTGCTTCTTTGTATTCGATCAAGTCTTCTTCATAGAATCTTATTGGTAAAGTGCGTTGCCCTGTGATTCTGTCGCCGACAGTCTGAACAGCTGCTGGCTGCTTCAATGATGTGGTTAATGTATATATCAGCTTACCATTGGGCTGATAACTTATGTCCTTTATAGTATAAGCTTCCAAGAATCCTAATGCAGCAGACTCTTGCAGATAGACAATCTGGTTAATATCGTAAAGCGGTGCTCTGGCCATTAGCCTTCCTCATCGAAACTAGATTCATCTTCTCCTGTATCTTTGGGGCTATCACTATCTTCGGAACCAACGATTCCATCTTGTGCCGTATGATAGACTTCTGCATAGATGGTATTAAACAGTTCTGGGTCGGCATTTAATACTTCGGCTAGCTTCTCCTTACCAACAGCAATTTTCTGATCGTTAAAGTAATAATTAGATCCCCTAAGCTTAACGACTGAAGTTTCAACAGCGCCGTTCACTAAGGCTTGCACCTTATTGAATCCGTAAATTCCGCTTGCCGCGCCATAATGGATCTCAAGAGCAGCAGATCGAAATGGTGGAGCGACTTTGTTCTTGGCAACTTTTACTTTCGTAACCATTCCATATGGAATATTAGAGGTCCGTAAGGTTTCTGCTCTGCGAACCTCAAGCCGCATTGAAGAATAGAATTTCAATGCTCTACCACCAGGCGTTATTTCTGGATGCATGTAACTTGGGCCGATTTGACCTATTTTGTCACGCAGCTGATTTATGAATATAACTGTTGTACCGCTCCTCAAACATATTCCAGCCAACTTTCGCATACCTTTAGACATCAACCTAGCCTGTGCGCCTATCTGCCTATCACTGATATCTCCATCTAGCTCTTCTTGCGGGACAAGTGCTGCTACAGAATCCACAACCACCAATTTAACTATACCAGAAGTCGCTAATGATTGAACGATATCAAGAGCTTGCTCACCGCTATCAGGTTGCGATAATAACCATTTCTTAACGTCGACACCGATGTTTGTTGCCCAATTATAATCGAGAGCATGCTCTGCATCGATATATGCAGTCAATTTGTTCTGCTGCTGAAAGCTGGACACTATCTGCAACGCAAGAGTCGTCTTACCACTTGACTCTGTGCCATATATTTCTATGATTCTGCCATCAGGAATACCATGGCATCCTAATGCTATATCCAAGCTAGCCAAGCCAGTAGAAGTTGCTTGGGTCGGCTTAATAGTGGCCGCACCACCCCACTGAACTGAATCGCCAAATTTTTTCTCTAGTTCAGCAATCATGCTATCAAAATCCATTGGGCCAGATTGCTTTTCAGCTTCAGATTTAGCAGCTGGTTTCTTTTTAGCCATTTCTTTTGCCTTTGTAACAAAGTTCTTCTAAGAAGTCTAAAACCTGTTGGCGGTCGTGAGTACAAACCTTTTTGATGTCTCCCACTGGAATACGTATGAGAGTATTGTCTTTAGCAAGCAAGGCATCGCCATCGACTAACCCGACAACACTCCATCTACCGTGAGGACTGGGTGCGTATCCCGGTCTCGTAGATAAATATTTCACCCTTTTGACAGTCAACAACTCAACTTGATCTAACTGTTGAATTATCGGATTGGGTTTTTCTAAAGTATATTCTTCATTCCTCATATTGATTCATCAACGATCATGGGGGTTGTAGAATTACAGGGGTCCAAGCAAAGTTTTTATGGGAGAATACTTATGAATCGCAATGAAAGATTATTAACTGAAGCTGTCCAAACATACCTGCAACACAAAACGCAGTTGGGAATTCCAGATCCACCAAAAGATCTTGCTGATGCCGATTCTAAATCACTACAATATTTACAAGAGCAAATAAACGACTTATTCGAGCTAAAATCTGTCGATTTTGTGTGCCATGAAGGAGTCTGCAGAGCCTTCAGAAAGGTTCACAACTATAAGTATATTACTGACCCATTGTTCGAAAAAGCCATGAAGCAAGAAATGGCTACACAGGGAGTCTGCGGTATCGAACAAGAAAAGGCGATTAATATTCTCGAAGATATCAGAAAAGAAGTCAGTGAAGGCGACGGATGGAATGAGCAGGATGCAGGCTATCATCCTGATCTTAAAGATATAATTGCAGTCAGCAAACCGGGACAATCACCAGGCAGTGAAGAATGAAATTAAAATTGCTTAATGAAGGTGATTTATTAAAAGCCCTCCAAAAAGCAACTGGTGCTAACTATGGGCGAAGATCACTCTTAAGTCTAAGCGATACTGATGTGAAGCCAAAAAATGGTGGTGATCTTGGATCACGTGTTCTTGGCTTCACATCTCAGCCAAGTGGCATCCCGCTAAAACCAAGACATAGAAAATTCTTGGGCGTCTCTACAAGACAATTCAGCCTATCACCACCAGGTCTATAATATGCCCGAACCACCACATTTTGGGCATGGAATTATTTCCGTCTGATTTTTCGCGATATGTCCTTCACCCTTGCATATCGGACATTTATGCAAGTCATAACCATCTTTAAAAGAATGGGCTGAGTTAGTCTCATCAGAAACAGATGCTGAAGCTTGTTGTTTAAATCTGCGTTGTAAATCGGCATCAGTCATAGACTTAGAAATTCTAACTCTAGTCTCTCCAAGTCCGTCTTGTCTAATTGCAGGAATTGCCAATGGAGTTCCATGCCTCCCTTCGGCCAACTCCATTTTTACTAGACCCTCTCTGGCACCATCGGGCAACTTGGACTCCAATTCATTGGGATTGTATGCTGTATGTCTTTCAATGCCCGTGTTTCCTACTGACCCAGCTAAACCAGTAACGCGGCGCTGCATGATGTCATCGACTTCTGAGGCAGGTAATACACCATCTTCTCTAGTGCCGTGCAATGTCGCTGCAGGACCAACAGTCGCTGGTGCCCCCACAGGCGCAGCCGGATCTGGGCTTGCTAATGGACCAGGAGTTGCCGCAGGCCCAATAATCCCATTTGATGACTGTTTAACAGTCATCAAGCCATCCTGCGGTACCACTTTCATTCCTAGCTTAGCTGCTTGAGCTAAGAAATCTTGCATCTGCGTATCTCTGTCGGATTTCCATTTCAAATATGCAGCTTTAGCGGCCTTGGGTGTTATGTCGTCCGCATGCTTTGCACAAACCTTGACAGTAATCTTTTGGCCATCAACAGATATAGTCAATTCAGCATCTAAATCTTTATCAGAACCACACACAATACAACTGTTGTTTTGCATCTCTAATCTCTGCTTTGTATTTTAATGTCTACACTTAAATACAGGAATACATAATGGCAAAAATCAACGTCATCACTGTCGATTTAGGCGATTCAGTGGAACAAATTATCGCTGAAGATGTCCGCAAATTAAGTGAAGAAACAATCGAAAATATAAAAGCTGCTGCTAATGAAAAAGTAAAAGCACCAATCAACGACCCCGCAACGTTGGCCACTGAGGCTGCTTACAATTTATTATTTGCCGCTGTAGAAACTGGAGAACCCATAGAAATCGGCAAGCTGCTTGAAGCGGCAAGCCCAGAGATAACAAACCCATCAGCATTGATGATGCGTATGAAGCATTTTTTGCGGCAAAAAGGAAACGAATATATCTTACGCAAGAGAACCCGTGCTGGAAAACCCATATATTTCTTAGTACCCTATAATCTCGAATCTACTCAGGAGTAGTTTTAGATAGCTTTTTCACTATTCCCGCCAAAACCGCAATTTGGTGTTCAAATTCGGATCGTCTTCCCTTATCTGCCAAATTAAGTGGGGACGGGTGATAGACAGCGAACACTTTCACATCAAATTCTTCACTTTTTATGATTTTTCCGAGTGATTGCTGATATCCTACTCCAGGACATAAAGCTTCAAAAGCAATAGAACCTAAAGTAACCACTAACTTCGGATGCATTAGCCCTATTTCCATCATGAGAAAGGGCTTACATCTGTCCACGCACAATTGTGGTGGCCTTGCGTTGCCAGTAACGAAGCATCTAACTGTATTGGTTATGTAGAACTGCGATCTATCTATACTGTGTTTAGTCAGCTCCTTGTCAAAATTCTTGCCGGAAGCTCCTACAAATGGTGCTCCTTCTTTAAGCTCATCCCATCCCGGCCCTTGACCGCATACAAAGATGTTGCTTGGATTCATATTAGATAATACATGTGGATCTCGGCAGGTACCATTTTTCTCTGCATCCTTTCTTCCAAGCTCACACATTGTACAGGCTAAGCAAGTATTATTAAGTTGTCTCAACATTCTTAATTTACGCTCATTCTGCATTTCTTGAATTCCCATAGCACCTACGTCCCAATTAGTAATTATCTCTCGTGGGATAAATGGTCGATTCGATCCTGATTTCCAGTCAAATGTTTGAAGATCCATAGGTATATAATACTAACAACAATTTCGAGGATGATATTATGCTAAGTTCAGATAAACGTGGAATCGTCTGTGACAGATGCGGTATAAGCGTGTCGAATGAATTCACATATTATTCTCTCGATGCTAAAGAGGTGTCTGTTGTTAATAATTCTATGACCATTTCCACGCCCATTATACATTCATTTGATATATGTCAGCGATGTATGGACGAAATTAAAGATGCTATCATTAAAAATTACAAGCCTTACAGAATAATTGATAATCGATCATGCCCTAGTGGTATATTCTGCGATCTAAGCGGGCAACACATGAATGGAAATTTCATTTGTTATCATATATGCATATCTATTGTAGCCGTTAATGTCAGCATTACACCATCCGTGGTTGTAAAAGATGACAAGTATTTAGAATTATGGGTTGGCGCAAGCGCTTTCACAGAGTTAAAAGATCGTGCCCTAAAAATTCAGAGTAATAAGGAAAACAAGCAATGGTCAGCGACGACTCCAACAGGATAGTATTACAACAAGATGATAGTCCGACACAATTCGATTTAGTTACTTTCTTTGTAGATCTGCCATCAGATTCTCCAAACCAGGAATCAGTCACACAAGGCCGACCCTTCGAATTTGTTTTAGATATAGCATCCAAATTTTCTGCTATGTGTCCTTTTTGCTGCGCCGGGTTTTATATTGACGCGCGTGATATTGTCGAGAAAAATGGACACAAATTTGTTTCATGCCCAGAGTGCAGAGCTGGAAAACCAATACCGCCTACGCCGTTGCCTAAATTCACAGATCCTTTCGTTAATCCTTTCGATAGCAAACAGCTTGCTCGTTGGGAATTGGATGAATTAGTGACTCCAATTGACGATGTTCCAGACAGTGATTCTCTCACTGTTGCACAAAAGATATCGAGAGCAACATGCAAGGAGTAATTCTCGGTAGTGGGATAGTCGGTCTGCTAGCCAGAGAGATACTGGGTGAACAATGGCTCGTTGTGCCGTTTTCACGCTCACGGTTTTATAGCTTTAGACCGGCTTTAGCCGACAATTTTATAATCAGAGACGACAGAATTGACGATGTAGTAACGCATCTTGGTGGCAAAATATCGTTTATTTATAAAACACTTTATTCTTTGAATGGTGGTTTGTTATCACCAGATGACACCATTATAAATGCTTGGTTGAATAAGCTCTTTGGCGATGATGTCCCATCGCAAGCTTTGCCATGCATAAAATCAAGAGGCGATCATTTCATTTACAGTGTCAAAGCCAACCGATTATATAACCAGCTGCAACAGAAGTATGTCCAAAAATTAATTAATGATAGCAAAAGAGGATCGATATCGGAAATTGGCGATCATTATTTGATATGGGGAGGGCAACGCATAGATTTTGATCATATGATTAGCACGATACAACTATCCAAACTATTCGAGTTGACTAATACGCCACGAATAAAACTGCCAACAAAACAGATATGGTATTATCATATTGAAACGAACGAGCTAAACTTCGAAGGAGCTAATCAAGTATTGGTGTTGGATAATCTCATTGATTTCTTTAAAGTCAGTAATATAGCCAAGAATAGATATCTGTTCTATTTGCTACATGATATACCAATACCAGGGCCATATTTCATGCAGTTTATGCAACAATTCGATTTAGTAGACGGGACCACAATCACAGAAGCAATACCAATTGGACAAAAACCAAACCTTGCTCCATTCAATAAGCTTGGTATTGAATGTATAGGCGCTATGGCAGAGCACGATTACTTTATGGATCTCGGCAGCTGTCTAGTAAAGCTAATGCGTTATAAAGCAGTATTATAATTCACATTCTGTCACAAAGTGATGCCACGCAACATAACTTGCTTCAAAATACCCGCCAGCCGACGCTATAGAATACCCAGTTGTGTTGTTCTCAATGACCGCTATAACGGCATCTTTATAATAAGCTTGAACAATACTATAAAGACTTGCTCGGCCTGCTGTACCTGTGTAGGGTGCATATAACGTTGGCGCAACCGGCAGGCGTTTAGTGGTGGCATAATGGACGCAGAAATTATACAACCACCATAAGCTTTCTGGTAATGAACCATGTGCACCATCTCGTATTTGCACTGTTCCTGGTTTTATGTCTACGTCATAGCTCTTCTCATAATATCGCTGGCATAACATTAACTCTTCTGCTATTGGTCTTGGGCTGAAAACACGAGTGTAGCCCCCTGCATGACAATCGACATTAGTTAAACCGATAGCTGCATTTTGTGCAGCTGGCGATTCAGTCCAAAAGAAAATCATCAAATTACTACAAGCTGCACTTACAGTAGCTGTTAATGTTATCTCTTGTGTACCAGAAGCGGGGACTGCCACAGCTCCTGTCCCAGAAACAACTACACCACTGCTCAAAAAGAAGTTGTTTGGAGTGTAAGATGTGCTTGTCCAATCTCTTACAACATCGCTTATAACCGTATCGGCTACCCCGGTCCATTCCAATATAGCATAGCGAATATTCGCTGCATTAGGAGTGCTTAAAATTTTCGCTTGTAATGTTACCGATTGCCCACGTAAATGATATGTGTTACATCCTTCCACTATCTGCAATAAACCCATTCGTTGAGCCGTTGCGTTAGGTTGAACCATCCATCCATAGAATGGGCCGGGGCGAGCAGATGTACCGGTTGTTGCGTTCCGTCTCTGACAGTTGACTGCAGCTGTTTGTGTAAGGCCAATCCATCGATCAAAACAATATGTATCATCCGAGGTCGAGTAATTGGTTGATGTGGAATTGTTATTGCGTTGAAAAAATTCAAATGCACCATTAATAATAACATTATATCCTACTGAAGCTCCACTTACTCCGGTTGCACCGGTCGGGCCAGTAATGCTCATTCCAGAAGCACCGATGATACCAGTAGCCCCGGAAGCACCAGAAGCACCACGAGGACCAGAAGCCCCATTAGTGCCAGCAGCACCGGAAGCACCCCTTATACCAGTGGCACCTGGTGTGCCTGTCGCACCTGTTGGACCGCCAGAAGGACCAGTAGCACCAGTTAACCCAATACCTGTAGCACCGGTCGCACCAACCGGCCCGCCAGAAGGACCAGTCGCACCAGTTAACCCAGTTGCACCTGTCGCGCCCACGGGACCACCGCTGGGGCCAGTAGCTCCGATAGGACCAGTCGCACCTGTTGCACCAATATGACCAGAACCGCCAGAAATTGTCTTCTCTGAGCCGTCAGAATAACGACATGTAACCATCACCGTGTTATTCGGTTCATCAGTAAACCACTGATAGATCGTATTTTCTGGTGGATTGTCACCAAAAACGGGCGGAGACGTAAGCTGAATTGTCCGAAATTCTTTAAATTTCATAATAACCCTTTACAGTTCTGCGTCGACTGCCCATTGGTGCCAGATATAATTATCATTACCCCATAAAGCAGCTTCAGGGTTTGGTTTTTGTATAGCATAAGAATTATTGCCAACATATACAGCAACAGCTTCACGGTCTACAAGCCAAGTTGAACCAGCATTGTATTCACCAACACGGCCTATTGCCCCGGTCTGAGGCGAATAGAGAATTGGTGTTGCAGCAATGCGCTTCGAAACCAAATAGTGCGTTACTCCTGGTGTTTTCATCCATCCAAAGCTAGTCGGAATAACCCACCCCTGCTCCATACCATCTTTTGTAGACGTTCCAGGTTTAACATCTAAATGATAACTCTTTTCAAAATATCGTTGGCACAGAATCAATTCTTCTGCTACTGGTCGCGGGCTTCTCGTACGAGCGCTGCCGATATGACAATCAACATCAGATATGATGAGTTCCACATTTTGTGCCACTGCCGATTCAGTCCAAAAGAATATGATTAAATTATTGCAAGTGCTACTGACAGAAGCACTTAGCGCAATTGTCGTTGGAGTAGCTGATACAGAAGTAGAGCCGATAGCAGACACAGCTAAATTGCTACTCAAAAAGAAATTGTTAGGAGTATAAGTCGAGCTAGTCCAATCCTTAACCACATCGCTAGTCACAGTATCTGAAACACCGGTCCATTCCAAAACAGCATATCTAACTGTGTAACTGGTGCTACTGGCAATCTTAGCTTGCAATATGACTGTCTGGCCACGAAGTGGAAATGAATTAAAACCTTCTACGATTTGGAGTAGACCATATCTCTGAGTAGCGGCGCTGCTGTTTGTTATACGGCCAACAAATGGTCCAGGATTAGACGAAGACCCTGTAGTAGTGTTGTACCGCATAGACGAAACTGAACTTGATTGACTAAGTGAAATCCACCTGTCAAAACAATAAGTGTCGTCGGGAGCAACATACCAAGTATTGCTAGTATTGGTATTGCGTTGAAAAATGTCGAAGCCACCGTTGATGACTACGTTTTCACCGGCAGTGGCACTAGAACCAGTAGGACCAGTAGATCCTGTATGTCCAGTAGCTCCAATTAAGCCTACTCCAGTTGCCCCTTGAGAGCCGGAAGCACCAATTACTCCTGCCAGACCGGTCGCGCCGGCAACACCTGTCGCTCCTGTGGCCCCCGTAGGCCCTCCGCTTGGTCCGGTTGCACCAGGAGGACCAACGGAACCCGTAGCCCCAGACGCACCAATAGGGCCTCCCAATGGTCCCGTGGCCCCAGAAGCACCACGTGGGCCTGTTGCGCCCGTTAAGCCGAGTCCGGTTGCGCCTGCTGGGCCAGTTGAACCAGTTGCACCAGTATCTCCTCCACCAGGCCCAGTTGCACCGGAAGCACCTTGAACGCTCGAACCTGTGGCTCCAGTATATCCTCTAATACCAGTAGCACCAGTAGCACCTGGATTCCCACCTCCAACCACATTTCTTTCAGAACCATCCGAATACCGATAGTTCAATATTTGTGTATTGTCGCCGATCTCCTGGAACCATAGATAAACCGTATTCTCTGGCGGATTATCACCAGGTATTGGGGGAGAGGTAAGTTGGATTGTTCGGAATTCTTTAAATTTCATAGCCTGTCAGCTGCCTTGGTTCAGATAGGAACACACCATCATCCCTATTATGTTTGGTTACGCAGAATGCCGAATAGTACATCTTCGGCTAAACATTAGAATGCAGCTTATTACTCAGCATCAGCCTGTAATTTCTGCCATGCTGCCTTAGACCAAAGAGGTTCAATGACTGTTCCTCTTTTTAAAGTGAAGCTACCGCGATCCTTATCATAATCAACCCTGATTCTAACTCCTTTATCAGGTTGCAGATATTTCTTAGCCTGATTCTTCATATCCTGTTCCCAAACCAACACAAGACATCTCTTACGCCCGTCAGAAACAGTGATGCGCAGGAAGTCAGAATTACGCTTCGTTTTAGCTTGAGTGACTTCTACTATTACACCCTCCACACAGTCATTGACTTTGGCTTTGTCGACTGTATGATCTCCGCTGACACGATATAGATCTATCGGTGAATGCCAATGATATCCTAAGAATTCTTTTTCAAATCTTAATAATTGATCAAAGCCATAGTCTTCCGGATATATAGCCATTATAGCTTCACGAGTGACTTTGATTTCTGGTTTCCAATTCGTTATTTTAGCTGGTATTTTCTTCCTTTTTGGGTACAATCGCCTATACTCAGCTTCTTGGCGATTTCGCTCATCCTGAATAGTCTCTTCCGTCCATTTAGATTCTGCAAATAACCGGCGAAGATGATAGGCTTTTAGAATCTTGATCGGATGGCTAAATTCTTTCAACTTTGATTTTTTAACCAGCTGTGCAGCCTTGGATGCAGCTACTTCTGCTCTAGCTTCTTCATCAACGCCATCAAATTCAAATTCCTCTACATTTCCTGTGCCATATTCATGCAGATACCACATCCATGTTGCACGCTTATTGGGGTGTATCTTAGAAAATGCACCTAACTTTATTAGACGCTCGAAAAGTATTTTGCTTTTACCCTTTTTAGTTATAAAATTATCGATATCAGTATAAGTATTTCCGCTAACCGAATCAACAAAAGCCTCAGCCGCTTTGTCCCCAATCTTTTTCAAGCTTGTCAAACCAAGTGCTATGTGCTTGTGTTCGGCGTCTTGACCTGAATGAGCAGTCGGTCGCAATGTGAGCTTCGTTGTATTAATCTCACCGAATTCAACCCCTTCACTACGAGCAGCAGACATATATCTTTCAAGAGCTTTTTGATCACATAAGCCCATTACGCTCGCCCACCATTCTTCTGGATAGTGAGCCTTTAGCCATAAACAACGATATGCCCACAAACAATAGCAAATAGCATGGCTGGCATTAAAAGCATAGCGACCAAATGTCTCCATTTTGTCCCAATAAGCCGCCGCTTTCGATTCGCCGATTTTCTTACCTGCACCGGCTAGCCAATGTTCTCTAACTGGCTTCAGCTTTTCTTTCCATTTCTTCGCAACAGCTTTCCTAGCGTCCTGAGATTCCGGACCTGTAAATCCAGCGATACGCTGCCAAATCGAAGTTAGCTGTTCTTGAAACACAATGACTCCACTAGTTGGCTTCAAGATTTCAACGATATCTTTATGCTCGCCTTTAGCCCAACTATTAGACGGATCGTCACGGTTCTTGACGTAATCAGGTATACTTTGCATGGGGCCTGGATGTCCCATAGCATTAAAAATCAACAAGTCGCGAAAAGTACGAACCCCAGATGATAATGTTCGTTTAGCAAGTTCAGTGTCAAACTGAAAAATACTGTCGGTTAATGAATCATTCGCTAATTTAAGTGCTGCCGGATCATTTAATGAAATTGGAATCTTTTCACCATCTTTCCAATAATAGCCAGCAATATCGTCAATAGGACTTGACTCTTCCCATCCCTCCAATCGATCACCAAATGTGATACCATGATTTTCTCGAATCATCTCACACGCTGTTTTGATATATGACAAGTTTTTAAGTCCTAGAACATCCCATTTAATGTATCCAAACTTCGATAGCTGTGTATTACGGCCTTCTGTCCAAATGCTAACCCATTGCCCGCTCTTGCTATCATATTGCATCGGTACATTACCAAATAAATCACGATCAGCAATTATAACACCACCTGCATGCTTTCCGGCATGTTTAATGCGGCCAACCAAACGGATAGCAATATCAATAACTTCTTGACGATTTTCTTTATCTTCTTCAATAAACTGGCCAATCTCTGGATAATCACGCATGATCATCGCAATGGTGGGCGTATCAGTATCAGTACTGCCACATTGAGGGCATTGTAACTCCTTATGTCTAAATCCACATTCTCTCTCAGGACCATTATCATCTCTTATACGACCCTTACATGATCCGAAACCACCTTCACGCATTTCATTGACGTCATCAGGCAGCATCTTTGTCAGTTCAATCGATCGAACTTTAGCACCGGCGCTACGATCGGCATCTTCAAACCCAAGAGCAGAATAAGCATCAGCAATGGCTTGTTTAAAGAGATAGGCTTGCCATGTGCCAACACTCGCAACATTGTGAGTACCATACCGCTTTGCCAGATACCCTTTTATTTGATCTCTGGCTTCTGGCAAACAATCGATATCAATATCAGGCTTATCATCATCTTGCCTTATATCAGAAGGCAATTTTCCGGTTTTCCTAATAATTTCTTGTATATCATCATACTTAGCACTTAGTACCAACGGCCCTTCTCTATTTGCAATGGGATCTATATTAGCATCGCCTGTAAATCGACTCAAAAGCCACGGCAATAGCAACTGGTTTGGATTCTTATCAAATTTACGATTTCCTTCAATTATATCTTCGTAATATCGTTCCGCTCCTTGCTGCATTATTTGATTTATTTCAAAATCCAGCCGCTTGCGATATATTTCTGACTTCTGAAGCTTTTCAAGCTTTTTATATGCAGCCTCTACAATAGTCTTGAAATCGTACTTTCCCATTTATACAACCAGAGTATCTGTGTGCAAAACCAAAGTACCAGTATCGCTATGAAGACCAGAATTAACAGCTGTCTTTGATATATCCAAAGGTTGCTGGAGTTGTTCTTTCGTACCAACATATACCGTTAGATTCTCAAACAAGCTCACCTTTTCTCGTAAACGACGAACCAACTCTGCATTTTTCTTTGGTGTTGCTTTGAATCGGCCGTCATCTCCACACTCTAAAAGTTGTGCAACATACTTAGATGCATAGAGATTTACAGGCGCTTTTCTAAATTGCAATACTGGACTCGCATTGATGCTCATCAACCCAAGTATTGCCCCCTTGATATCGCATTGCGGCCCTGTGCTATTACCGACTGGCTCACTAACAACTCGAACTGCCTTACGATTGCTGGAATCGTAATGCTCCAAACTGGCAGCGCAAGCACCACGCTGCGTGGGCTTCCCATTATCAATAGTATAACCACATGCATATATTGTAATCATTGTCAGTTCCCGATTACTTTACCTTCACCATCAGTAAGTCGAGGATACTCCGTCCCTGTAATATCCTTTAGTTGCGTCATCACAACTCCAAGAATATTAAAAAATGCAGTACAGCGTTCTGGAACAGTGATTGGTTCCGTCACTTTAATGCAATCTGTAGCACTTTGTATACTAGCAATAGCCTTCGTTCGCAATTCTAAACTATTGTGCTCATCCGTGAATCCTTTCAGCCTATCTATCACGCTGAGTATTGTCGCTTCAAGCGTTATCGCAGCTAGCCTATATATGCTGTTAGCATGGTCGGAATTACCAGGAGGCAGACAACCAACCAATTCGATAAGTCGCATATTAAGCCGACCAAGCAATGGACATGGCTCACCAATGAGGAGCAAGTGATCGGTCATTGCTGCATGCAGCGACCTTAGTGCGTGTGTATATATGTCTGTCATTTAACCTTCAACCTTGACCTTCAATAAATACCCACCACGAGAGCTAGCCAAAAAGCGATCAAAAGACAATTCCCAGGCCAATGAATTAACATTGTGAATGCCGAGCAAGTAACATACAAGCGATCCGGCTGCAGAATTAGAACTAAAGATACCGTTCAATCTATATGAATTAGTATTGCTTACCTGTAAATCATACACTTTACCGCTATATTGTCGTTTTGATATCTTTTTTGTTTTTAGTCTCTCTACGGAACCTTGATCGACCAATTTCTGCAATTCGCTTATGTTCTTCACTTGTGAAGGTAACAGTTGTTTCATTATTGATCTCTCTGATCTGTTTCCACATGTGAGCACCACCAACGCCCCGTAAAATACCCTCAGATAACAACAATTCAGTATCGTACAAAATATAAGAATCTGCGATTCCTGTCTCAGCTATATACTTTTCTGCTGCCTCTTGTTTCTCAGATATGTTACTTTTATAGAATCCCTTTATCTCTATGATCGACTTATATCCATCAGGCCCGATAACCAAGAAATCAGGATGATAAAAATGACTACTATATGCAATAGCGAAATTGCATCTACGGATCTTCTGGTATTTATTCCTCACTTGCCATAAAAATATCAACTCAAAAGCGCTATCAAATCTTATCGACTGCCCATTGATTTCGATAAAACCCTCGACCGATCTACTCCTTCTGCGATGCTTATGCGCGTATGCTGTATTGAGTTGCATATTCTTATTATGCAACTCAAATGCTTTCAAACACTTGCGCCTATAACTAGCATCACACCATAATGCCTTTGAATTTGCTTGATTTATGGCTATTTTACCCGGATCATTTTGTATTAGATAATTTAGACAGCTTGAACATACATTGTCATACTTATAATATTTTCTGTCTGCCATTTTGGACCATCTGATAATACATTCGCAACCACATTGTCGACAGTTAAATTTAATAAGTATTTTCGAATATATCCCGACCAAATATTGTATTGCCAATTGGTATTCTACACAACCAAGAAAAACCTGATAATGATAACAACTAGGTAAGGCGTCAAAAAGACCCCTTGACTTCTCAAGTTTTATCAGACATTTTTGACATATATGTTCGCCCTTATGATGCGTTCTATATCGTAGATTATGATTGGTAGTAGAACATTTCGCACCACATTTTTCACAATAATACTCTACCTTGAATATCTTCACGGATGGCTCTTTAGTCCTGCAAATTACCAATGAACTCATCTGTAGATTTGATTTCGGATGCTGGTAGCAGCACAACCACACCATCTCTTATTACATAAAACTTATGATCTGCTGTAACAGTAATCTCACCATCGTCAAGCTCAAATACATATAACTCCTCTGATATATCGTAGATGAACTTATTCTCGATAGTTTGTTTATTGCTAAAGCCATCTATTATTTCATCGCCTATTGTGAGATCTTCTATCTTTTTCTGCACACCTGGACCGACTAATATCAAAGAGTTTGGAATAGTACATCCTCTTGGCCCAAAAGGCCAACCTTTTTCTCTTCCCCATTGAATCCAATCTCTTGTAATGAGGAAGTAGCTAGAAAATCCCTTATCGATGAATCTTTCCAACTCTATCTCTGCTTGCTCAGCGTAAGTCACCATTCGACCATCACACGGCCATTTCTTTGTATCTTTATCCCAACCTCGCAATTTAAGCTGCTCATAAACAATCTCACGCAATCGAGCATTTGCATTGACACCTTTTTCCACAGCAGACCAATCGGGAATCTTGGGCGACATGTCCGGCGATAGCACTTCACACCGATCTGCTATCAATAATGTGTTATCACATATTTCTTCAAACTTTGCATCACTGACTCCTTCTGCATAACCATGATTTTTGAATGTAGCCCACAATTGAGCACGAGATTTAAAATATTGTTCATCACTCTGAGAAGTAAACATATTTTTATCATTGACGTTGGTTTTCTGATCAACAGCCATCATCACGCGCTGGATATATGCGTCATCCTTAGTAAGATAGTGAACATCATTAGAGAGAACAGGCTTCACACTGTAAGCATCGGCATATTCAATTAAAGTTCTGAACAACTCAGTATCATGAAGCTCCGGAAGACATGGCATCTGCACTTCAATAAAAAAGTCTTCACCAAATGCATCCTTAAATTCCTTTAAATATGTTAATGCAGTCTTATCGGCCTTGCTGCGCGAATAACTCCTACCGGTGTCGTTTTTGCTATCAATATCCAAACGAAGTTCATATGATATTGGACCATTTATGCATCCCGATAAAACAATTAAACCTTCTTTAAACTCACATAGCCGATCGAACCATATACGTGGCTTCCCAATATAAGAATGTTCCCAGGCAAGCGTCGTCAATTTGATAAGATTGGAAACACCAATAGAGTTCTTCGCCAAAACTGTGAGATGACGATTACGCATTATGCGCTGCTTCAATTTATCAGGCAAAGAATCACGCTTGATACCTTTCTCTTCCGCCTTTTTACGCAATGGCTCATAGTCATTATAATATATCTCCGCGCCAGCAACTCCTTTCAATTTTCTCTTCTTGAATGCGAAATATATGTCGGGAAAAGAGGCCATATGGCCATGCTCTGTAGCAGCCATCGCTGGAAAGCCAGCCTTTAAACAAGCATCAGCATATTGTTCCGCTGAAGGAACGCCATCTAGAGTAGATGCTAATGTGTGTAGATGAAGGTGGACAAATTCACTAGGTCCACTATATTGATCAGGTCCGATTTCTTTTTCTTCAACGATCATACTCCGTCAAATACGATTCTGGACCGCTCAGTTATCGTTTCGGAGTTGGTTGAGAACGACCACCACCGCCACCAAATCGACGGCCTAAGCCCAATCCACGACCTTGACCCAATCCACGACCTTGGCCAGTTGAACCTTGCCCACAGGGTCCTAAACCCCGACCAGTTCTAGGACCAGCACCCTGGGGACCAGTACCATCAAATCTAGGCATAACAATGTCTCCTTCTCCCTGAATTTTGCTTGAACATAAGCCTGTAATGACTAGTGTATATTTTTGATTTTACGTAGATTCTGCCGCAATCAAACAACCCTCTGCGACAGCAAATAATGGATCTTTGCATCTTTTTATTTTGTTGACTGCAAATGGCGGTTTTTCCTCTTGGAATAACTGAGCCACCATTTCTTCAAACCCAAGCGGAGACGCTGTACCACCGGCCATAAACACGTCAATCGGTTTATCAATACGGGCACTGGTTTCATGATCGATGAAACCTTGAACAATACCACGGATAACATTCTGAATTAGGATACGATAATGCAGTATAATATCCAATTCTAATCTTGATGTATAATTCTGCGTTAAATCAATCTTTTCTTTTGCTCTGCAGACAGTTGTAGGCGTCTCAGATGATTTCTTACGCGGCGATTCTGGATCATAACCATGCCGTTTGGCAACCTCAGTATCAATCCAATCCCCAGCACCAACCCAACTAAACGAATAAATTTCATTGCCCCAGAGAACATAACTAACTGTCACAGTTCCGGCTCCCCACGAAATTCCAATGCCGGTAGCGTCAGGTGTTTCTTTAAGAACAAGAGCATGCGACTCCTTGATCGAAGTAGTTGTAATAGTCGATTCAGTTTCATATCCAGAAATTATAAGATTGACTACTTGCTGATGGTAGTCAATATTAATGCCACGATTAAGCGCCTTAGCTGTCGTGCAATAGCATAATTTTACTTCGGGCTCGAATTCACCAGCATCATGCTCGGACATCGATAACAAGCCCTGGACTATACTTGAAAGAACCATTAAAGCGGCTTCATCTGCAGCAACGCCTCCTTCGGCCATTGGCCGTAATAGTGTATCGTTATGAGCATAAGCCAGCTCTTCTGCATCTCTCCCCAAAACATATATGCCATCTTGTCCTTCTAGACGTATCCATTTTGCTGGTCGTTTCGTCCCATCAGAACGCACCTTGTTTGGGTCATCCAGCATATTTTCTACAAACTTGCTGGGCCTTGGTATAAGATAATAACCGTTGATTTCTTTCAGGAACACAAGCTTTTTGTTGTGGCGAAATGATACAACAATATTCTTAGTTCCAATATCAATTCCTATTGCGTTCATTGCCACTCTCCTGATTGTGCAGTCATCACCTAATCCAAATACAAAAATTGATTCCTCTAATTCTTCATCCGCCACGTTTTTTAACAACTCTTGTTCCAAAGCCACCTTTGGGGATTGGGGGTTTTCCGAGTGACGGTGCGAGCACTTCGGGGGCCAAATCTGGCGCATGGCAAAATGAAGAGGAAACGGGCTGCTCGGAGGCATCAACAACTCTCGTTGAAGATTCTTGTCCTCTGGAATTTGCTCCGGGGGCAGCTTGCGAAGCCGATCTTTCCATGTCGCGATTAGCAAAGGAATCCCTTACAAGTTCCCGGTAGATTAACACTACGAGTACCAATGCCAACAAAGAAACAATCAAGGCCACTGATGCAATTAAAAGTGCCACAATGTCCATAATAATTACTTCGAAGATACTGCAGCAGGCACGCTACTAGGCATATATTCATATCTCAGTAGAGATATATTCCACTTTTTCAATGGCCCAAGCAACATGTCGTACCCACGATTGATGCGAGCAATATAATTTTCAGTATCTTTGTTGTTGGGCCAATATCTCCCACGGTTATATTGTGGGACTAATGTAGTGTGACTTCGACCATCTGGTGCCAATCTAGCATCACACCCAAACAGCGTAATTGTCTTTGCACCGATAAAGGCGGCTATGTGAATAGCAGTATGGACTGTAGATGCGTGATGGAAAAACGGTTGATCTTTATTATTGAGACAAGAGCTTTTATCCTGTTGCCCAAGCTCATATGTGGTACAGTTAGTAAATTTGGCAGGTGGTTCAACTGATGATGTGCCAGCACCTATTTTAAGCTTTTTAGGAATAAGCAACTGCCTGTTCTGATATTTATTCGAATCCATGACCGCTTCTGCTGGCTTCAAATCATGAAAAACAACATAGTCGCAATCGAACACAATCGCATTGTAATTAACACCTATTACTACATCAAAATCTGCTAACATCCCTTTCGTGACATGATCTAAAGATGGCCCAGCACCGAGAACAGCTACTCTTTTATTGGCATGCTTGTTTTTCAGCATCTCGATGCCTTGCAAATCTGGCAAGAAATTATCGAGGAACCATTGAAACGGCCTTTTTTGAATGCGATCGCGTATGACTTCTCGTTCAGAAATATCGCCAAATTTGATGTCGCCTGGTTTCTTACGAATTGATTGATAAAATAACTGTTTATAATCGCCGAACCACACTTCTGCTATACGTGCCTTATTTTGTTCTAATGTGGTTGTGTCAAACTCATAATTGAACGTATTCTTAAACCAATGTGCAACTACTGAATCACGAATTATCTCTACTGTCCCGCCAGCCAACCAAGTTCGCAAAGAGAATTCGATATTTTCACAGCCCCATTTGTACATGCCTGTATCAAAACCGCCAATTTCTTGCCACCATTGTTTCGTAAAAGCAAAACAATGACCAGCCATCGCCGGAGTCACGTCGGTACCATCATCTTGTATCCAATTAAAGTCGAGATTCCATCTCCAGCCAGTCTTGGCATATGCGGCTGTTGTTTCTGACCATGTTGGCGCATCAAGCCCTCTTGTAAGTGGGACAGCTATGCAGTTGTAATTCTTCTTCAATCGATCAACAATTGGCAGTAGCCAATTGGGTGAAACCTTCACGTGTGGATCGATTGATACTACAATTGGAGATTTGGCAGCTGCTGCAGCTGTATTTCGAGATCTCTGCAATCCTTCTCGAAATTGATTACGTATAATTCTTACATTCGTCCTATCCGAAGTGACAGGTATCTTACTGCCATCATCGACGATTATAAACTCATCAATCAAACCTGGCATGGTGTTCGCAATGATAGTCTCTATCGTCTTATCAATATATTCCTCATTCAATGCCGACATAATGACTGTTACTGTTGTCATAATAATCATCCTAAGTGGGATTTAGTGTCGTTTCTCCAATAATCTGAATTTGTACCCCTCGCTCTTTAACTTCATTAATTACTGTATTCATTACTGTTCGTTGGCTATCAGAGATCGATCCAGGTCTTCTCGTACTATAAAAATAATGCTTGCCTCTGCTGGTGAAATTGCAACCATAAAGCACGATCTTAGAAGCACCCATGATATAGGCAAGCTGGACAGCGCAACAGCTTATGGTACCTCCAAACATCAAAAAATTCATATCCTGCTGCAGCCTGCCTGGCTTATGCCATTTATACACAAAGGTCAAATGTGGTTCAATTGGTACCGGCAAGTTCAACGTATGCTGTTTAGTAGTGATAACTGCAGCTCGCTCTATATCTGGAAAGATATCTAATGGATAGAGAATCTTATCAAGCGATGCAGTTAGCTTCGCTATAATTCTAACTCTAGAGCAATCAACTTCAAACCAGTCATAGGACGACGAACGAACGTCACCACACATAAAATAATCGAATTTTTTACCTAGTTTAGCTGCGCCATTCACACCAATCGAGATATCAGCACTGCTATGTAAAAAATCAACTGCCGTTGGACCAGATCCGACGACAGCAATCGTTTTATTGTCATGTATTTTGTATAGTGATTTGATCATGACTCACCACAACTTTAGATACAGCAGATATATTTAAGAATTAAGTATCTTCACAGCCGCCACAAGATGTTATTACCTTTACTTCTGTGTCGGCCTTAGACTCTTCAGAATTAGATAATTTACAAGTGGCAATGATATTAGGCTCTGCCGAGATCCATATTTTACCACATTCTGAGCATGTGTGCTCATAAACGCCATCGCCACCTCTTCCAGGCTTAAATACTGTCGTAAGTTTGCAATTCATTTTAACTCCATGAGACTGTTCCAGTATGAGTCATATTGACATGGTATCGATTGTCTCCAGTATCCGCCACGAATCTAAATGTATATGTTCCGGGAGGCAAATCTTCATTAGCATCATCTGATACGCTGAGCATCTCGCATTCAATCAATTCATTTGATGATGATACCTGTGCTTTCATTGCACCATCACGATAAATAGTAAAATAGTCGTATCCGGAATTAAATTTCTCTGATACGCCGCTGATTGAATAGGAGACATGTGCAGATGTCTCGAATGTCACAGTACACACGCACTCTCCACTCTGAATGTTCCCATTAGGACCGCCACAATTCTCCGAATCTTCGTACTTGAATGTACAAGTTATACTGGAGCCGCTGATATGTGCTGCTGGTTGCCAGCCATAAGAGTCGGTATCAATGACACCGGAAACTGAAGATGTACAAATCTGTGAAGGCGATAGTGATGGTGAAGGCGATGGTGATGGTGAAGGCGACGGCGATGAAGACGGATACACAGGTGATGGATACCCCTGAGACGGCGATGGCGACGGTGATGGTGTTCCAGGCCGACATCTTGTATATGCAACCCAGCCTCCACCGTAAGGTGTTACAACAGTATAATAATCAGGCGGTGGACAGTAACAACCAGGAGTGCATTGGTTTCTTACTAAACTCCAGTCGCCGCCACCAGGAGACATAAACCACATACAATCACCAGGGCATATTTCTGGTGGATATGGACCAGGTGGATAGGACGGAAGAGGTCCGGGCGGTTTTTCTGGTGGTACTATCGGCGGCAGCGGCGGCAACGGAGGCGGCCATATTGGCGGCGGCGGTAGTGATGGCGATGGCGGCAGCGGCGGATTTGGAATTGGCGGTGTACCTGTTGCACCCGTTGCTCCTGTTGCACCCGTTGCTCCTGTTGCTCCTGGAGCTCCTGTTGCTCCCGTAGCCCCAGGCCGTGTTGTAGGGCCATAAGCACAAGCAAGAACTGAATAACCAAGACAACAATCGGCCCCTTCAAGGTTGATATCAAGCGCGAATTTTAAAGCTACTCCTTTAGGGCCAGAATATGAAAATACGATCGGCGATCCAATTGTAGAATATTGCTTCCCTCCAAGTGAGTTATCATTCGTGCAAACTGCAGACCAAGAAACAGGACATGAACCAGTATTAGGATAATCAGGACAAGAAGCACTACTGATATATCTAGCCTCTTCACATATATAATTAAATAGGCTGCTGAAAGTAATTGTGACATCTCCTGTAATAGTGGATGGCACATTAACTGTTACATCATAGTGCTGCAGAGTTCCATTTATAACGCATTCAAATCCTTGGCATGTCGGATTACTAGATGTATCAGAATTGTAAGGAATATCGATTTCAAGGCTCGTATCTAAATAGCTTGGACAATCACATGGGCAACAAATTTCAGTGATTGATGGTGTAATCGGCTCAACAACTAAAACAGGGCAGCCGCCACTAACATCATTCACATTCGAACAGAAAAAGAAATCCTCTTGACAACACCGCTGCCCTGGAAATTGCGGTTCAATTATCATCCATGGATAACGTGAATCAGCATTTGTGTCTGAATTTGCTTGTCTCCACGCTACAATTGATGCTGGTGTATAATCTTTCCAATTGAATTGTCTAAATTGATTCTTGGTCCAACATGCACTGACCGGTGTCCATTCAACAAACTGCAATTCGGGTGCTATGTGCTGTTTCTCCTCAAACTGATATCGAACTATATCTTTACATGTGCTGGTAGTTGGCCTTACAGCTGCAAGAGATAAGTCATCAACAGTTTTAAGAGACTCAACGGCTGTCGTAGCACACGCATGTAAAATAGCCAGTTTGGATACGCAATTATTAACAAATAAAGTGTCATCAAAATAATAAATATCTGATTTTAATCCATCATATCGTAATGATATGACTGCTTTCGTGGCCTCGACTGTATCATCTACAAGATTATTATTGATTATTTGAAAAAAACCAGAACCTTCATTACCCGATGGACCTTTTCGGCCAATTTCATTAGCCTTATAATACCAATTATTTGTCGACCAATCGTTTGATATTAGTCTACCAGATAATGTAGCAGTAGCAATATCATAGTTCAAAAACGACCCGTCTTCTAAAACAACTTCTGAATAAACTATGGCAAACGGTTCACCATCTATTGGCTGCAATATTGTTAATGAACTTTTAGATGAGTTGTTTTTAAATAATCTCAGTGAGATCGGTGTATCTATCGTCGATTGAGCAGATGCGTCAATTACTAGAGCATTGTCTTCTATTGTAGCAGCGTATTTTGCTTCAGATTCTCCTGGAGTTCCATTAGCACCTTGATTGCCTTGTTCTCCTTCTAACCCTTGTTCTCCAGGGCATTTTAATTGTGATAGCAGCGCCAATAATCTAGGGCGATTAATCTCTATTCGCAAATCATGGCTTGATTCAGGCTCAAATGAAATTGTGTAATTTGACGATTGAAATAAATAATAATATCCGGATAGATTAGGATAAATTTTCAGAAAGTCAAATTTCAACCCATCGTCGACCGCTTCTGTTATTGCGTTGATACGTGTGAAGATCTCAGGAGAAATTAGACCGTTCTGATCTTCTGTGACAATCGGTGCAGCGATAAAAGTTCCTATACAGGTCCATGTGTTCAATTTGGAATCATACTGCCATTGATTGCCATTACTATCTATAACGATAGTACCGTCTGTAATGTTGGATCGGTTATTTAATGCATGGCAATTCATCAAACACCTGTTTTACTTTATCTCACTCGCCGTAACAGAAACAGTCACTCTGTACCCTAAACAACAATTCAATCTCGCCGTATTGATATTAGCACTTACTGTAATCGCTCCCGAAGTCCCTTCAAAGGAAAAGGATAGATCACCAATCGACGATAATGACTTGCTCGTGTCGCTTTTTTGTCTGGATAAATATTCAGTCTGAGTCGATTTGTCTGTAATTAACCAGCTTATAGGACAATTCTCTTGAGCAATCAAACCGGGGCCATCGACTACATCAGCCGTCTGACATGTATAAACTGGAGTCGGAGTAGCGGCAGTACCTGGCCAAATGATTTGGGTCATTCCCTCATCTAAGCAACCAACTTGAAGCTGTATGTCACCAACATCAGTGTATGAGAAAGGTGATTTCCAATTAGCTGGTAAATCAAT